ACCCGGACCCGAAGGACGTCGATGCCGTCAGCGACGCAGACTTCGACGCGGTCGATGCTGTCGGCGACGTAGAAGCCGAGGTGATCGCCGCAGGAACGGTCACCGCGGACGACCTCTCCCGGCGGGGCCTCCTGCCCCGCGGCGCATCCGGCCCGGCATACGTCTCGGGCGTCACCCGCTTCGGAGACCAGTCCATCGGCGGCGCCATGGACTACCCGGGCAACCCGCCCCGCGCGACGTGGCACACCACCGAATCCCCAGCCGGTGCCAGCTACTTCACCTCGATCGCCGCCTACCTCATCCGCATCGGATCCGAGCCGCAGGTCATCTACGACCCCGTCACCGACCGGCTGGGCCAGTTCGGGCCGCTCAACCAGTCCGGGCGGGCCCTGAAGAACGACGGCTCCCGCCGCACCAACCGCGAAGGCAAGGTCAACATCCAGGTCGAGGTCCTCGGCCGGGCCGCCTCACCGTGGACGAAGGGCTTCGACCCGGCGACGAAGCCGAACTTCCGCAAGCTGCTCGCCGCGATGCGCGCGCACGGCATCCCCGACGTCTGGCCCGCGGGCAAGCCGCCAGCGACCGCGGCCGCCGCGGCGAAGGGATCCCGCTCGCGCACCACCTGGCAGAGCAAGGGCGGCCACTACGGGCACGCCCACGTCCCCGGCAACAGCCACTGGGATCCCGGGGCGATCGACACGGCGATCGTGCCAGGTAAGCCCTCCACCACCGACACCGAGACCGACACCGGCGCCGCTCCGGCCGTCGATGCGGACGCCTTCCCCGGCGCCTCCAAGTTCGGCCCCGGCGCGAACAACTCCCACGTCACCCGCCTCGGGCAGATGCTCGTCAAGCGCGGCGCCAAGCGCTTCTACACCGTCGGCCCCGGCCCCAAGTGGGGGACCGCCGACAAGAACGCCACCCGCGCCTTCCAGCAGGCACAAGGCTGGACCGGTACGGACGCCGACGGTATCCCCGGCGCCACCACCTGGAAGCTCCTCGTCGAAGGCAAGGGCAAAGACATCCCCGCCCTGCCCAAGTACGAGCCCTACCCGGGCGCCGCCTTCTTCCACGGCGGCCGCTACAGCCCCGTCATCACCGCCATGGGCCGCCGCCTCGTCGCCGAGGGCTGCGGCGCCTACCGGCAGGGCCCCGGCCCCAACTGGACCAATGCCGACAAGGAATCCGTCCGCCGGTTCCAGCGGAAGATCGGCGCCGAGCAGACCGGCATCCCGGACAAGGACACCTGGGACGCCCTCAAGGTCCCCAACGTCTGACCCCCCATCACCCTTCCACGCAGAAACGAGACCCCCATGAAGTTCCTCGGACGTGAGCCCGTGGCGATCCTGGCGTTTATCGCCATCGCCCTCAAGCTCGGCTCCGCCTACGGCCTCGACGTCGACGCCGACACCCAGGCGCTCATCATGACGTTCCTGGCCTGCGGCGTCGCCGTCGCTGAGGCATTCATCCTCAAGAGCGGCGCGGCCTTCGCGGCCATCGTCAACCTCGCCCACGCCGGCCTCGCCCTCTTCCTGGGCTTCGGCCTCGAGATGACGGCCGAAGAGCAGGCCCTGTGGATGCTCCTCATCGAGGGCGCCGTCGCGTTCTTCGTCCGCCGCGAGGTCACCGCCCCGGTGCAGGCCCTGCGCATCGAGAAGTCCAGCCCCCTGGACAAGACCGGCCCGCACGCGGCCGCCGGCTCCTGACCGGCTTACCTGCGTCCCCTCAACCCTGGACTGGACCCGGTGAATGAACGCGACCGTCACCCTGGTCGGCGGGCTCATGGCGCTCGTCGGCGTTCTGGCGACGGCGGCGGTCGCGTACCTGGGAAAGCGCGGCGAGAACGCGCTGACGGGATACACCAGCCTGACGGACCAGCTCCAGGAAGAGCGGACCGAGCTGAAGCAGGAACTCGTCCAGAAGAGCGTCCAGCTGGCAGAAAAGGACGCCGCGCTGGCCGCGAAGTCAGAGCAGCGCGCCGCCGATCAGGCGGAGATCACGCGGCTCCGCGCGCTGGTGTGGCAACTCGGAGGGGACCCGACGTGAGGCGCACCGAGCATCTCCTTGCCCACCACTGGCGTGGCATCGCCACGCTGTGCGCGATTGTCGCCCTCTTCGGGATTGCTGCGCTCCTGTGGGCGCGCGTCGACAGCACGGACCGGGAGTCGGCGCGCAAGGCGCAGCAGCTTGCCGCAGAGGCAGACCTGCGCGGCCAGGCCGTCGCCACGCTGGCCACCGACGTCCGCCGCCTCCGTACGCAGATCAAGTCCGAGGGGAAGACGCCGGTAGCGCCGGACCCCACGAAGGCCGTGGACGACCTCCCCGAACGGGCCGCCGTACCGGTGCCCCTGCCGGGGGAGAAGGGCGACAAGGGCGACAAGGGGGACCCGGGTAAGCCCGCGCCCACCATCACCCCGTCGCCGGGCGCCTCCGGCCAGCCGGGCCAACCCGGCCAGCCGGGCCAGGAGGGACTGCCGGGCAAAGATGGCGCGGACGGCCAGGACGGCCAGGACGGAGCGGACGGCCAGGACGGGCAACCGCCCGCCGGGTGGATGTACACCGACGCCCAGGGCACCAAGTACGACTGTCGGCCCGTCGACAACTTCGATCCCGACGCCCCCCGATACACCTGCACCGCGGTGTCGTCCGAGGAACCGGAACCGTCCACGCCTCCGCAGAACCCCAACTCCAACGGCATGAACCTGGCCGTCCTCGCCCCCGACCGCCGCCGCTACTGAAGGGCAGACGCTGATGACCACGGTGAACGGCAAGCTGATCGGGGCGGCCAACCCGGAGCGGGTGGAGATGGTCGCCAACCTCGTTGACGTCACCGGCAAACCGGCGGTCGGCTACGTGCCCACCCAGGACGGTGAGATCGTCCGCCCGGTCCCCATCCAGGCCAACAGCAGCGGCGTGTGGACGGTCACCCTGACCGCGAACACCCTGATCGAATCGACGTCGGGGGACACCCTGTGGGCCGTACAGGAAGGCCGCGCCCTCGACGGCACCCCCGTCCTCACCCACATCCTCGTCCCCGAAGACGAAGGCCCGTGGTGGGTGGGCGACCTGCGCATCGACCTATCCGACACCACCACCGGTGACGGCAGCATCGTCTACGTGCCCGGGCCCGCCGGACCAGCAGGCCCTGCAGGTGCGACCGGGCCGGAGGGACCCGCCGGAGCGGCAGGCGCGGCCGGCGCCACGGGCGCGTCAGCGTACGAGGTGGCCATCTTGGAAGGCTTCACCGGCACCGAAGCCGACTGGCTGGCCTCCCTCACCGGCCCTCAAGGCGCGGCCGGGCCCGCCCGCCCAGGCCTGCTCAGCGTCAACGCCCAGCCCGACAACAGCCTCGGCATCGACGGAGACTGGGCCATCTCCCCCGGGGAACGCCGCATCTACGGCCCGAAGACCGCAGGCGCCTGGACGGTGTGGTCCCGGATCGACCCACCCACCGAACCCGGCTGGCAGCGCAACGGCTTCGCCACCCTCGACGGCAGCGACCTGTATCTCACCCACGCCGCGGACGGCTTCGGTGCGGGCACCTGCTGGCGCACCACGCTCGCCCCCACCGAGGGCCTCGACGTGTCCTTCACCGCCGAGATGTCCGGCGGCACCGGCGCCGACGGCATCACCTTCGCCCTCGCCGACCCCGCCACCGCAGCCACCTTCCAAGGCGGCGGCGGAGGCGACCTGGGCCTGGTCGGCTGCGCCGCGGCCGCGCTCGCCCTCGACACCGGCGCCGGATCCCGGGCCCGCCTCGTCACCACCACCGAGACCGCGATGACCACCATCGCCACCTACGGCGGCGCCCTGGACCTACGCGCCGCACCCGTCCAGGTCCGCGTCCTCTACCAGGCAGGCAAACTGTCCGCCTGGCTGGACGGCACCCTGCTGTTCGACGAGGTGACCGTGGCGGCGGCCGCGAACGCCCGGATCGGCTGGACGGGCTCCAACGGCGGCGCCAACGACAACCACATCATCCGCGACGCCGCCTTCGTCCCCAAGGGCGGCATCCAACTCTGAGCGGCCGGCTCAGGGCGCCACACGTCCGTTCGCATTGAAGGCCGCGTAGGTGAGCGGCATCAGCTTGGCCCACTCCGCCTCCATCTTTTCGCCCACCATCTCGATCTCCCGCTGCGGGAAAGACGGGACCTTGGCCAGCTCGTGCTGGGTGCGCAGGCCGAGGAAATGCATCAGCGAGCGGGCGTTGCAGGTGGCGTACATGGAGGAGTACAGGCCGACGGGGAGCACCGCGCGGGCGACCTCGCGGGCAACACCGTCCTCGATCATCCGCTGGTAGGCCCTGTACGCCAGGCGGTACCCCGCGGTCATCCGTCGTGATGCGGTGTGGCGTAGGGCGTCACTTCCCGCCTCGAAGCGGTACTGACCGGGCTTGCCGACCTGCACCAGCTTGCGGTCGGGGCCGGGGACGTAGAAGACCGGCTGGAGCTCCCGGTACCGGCCCGACTCCTCGTTGTAGGACCAGCCGACGCGGTGCCGCATGAACTCCCGGAAGACGAAGATCGGGGCGCTGATGAAGAAGGTCATCGAGTTGTGCTCGAACGGGCTGCCGTGCCGGTCCCGCATCAGGTAGTTGATCAGGCCCTGGGAACGCTCGGGATCCTTGCCCAGCTCCTCCAGGGACTGCTCGCCGACGGTGGAGACACGGGCGGCCCACAGCACGTCCGTATCAGCCGCGCTGTGCTTGACCAGCTCGACTGTCACGTCGCTGCGGAAGATGGGGTCGATTGCATCGGCGGGGGCGTGGGTCACCTGGGCGCTCCGTTCAGGGAAGGGGTGCGCCCAGTGTCCCGGCCCTGCGAGGAGAGGATCCCTCCGCTCGTACGTACGATGGCCAGCATGAGCACGCCCGCGCCGAGACCCGCTCCGCCCCTGCCCGAGTGCCCGCCGTCCCAGGTCGGCCCGTGCACCCGGTGCCAGCAGCCCTGCCACCGGTACGGCACGGGCGGGAACCCACTCTGCGTGCTCTGCTACCAGGAGTTGGAGGCCTGGCGGGAAGCCCGCAAGTAGGCGGCAAAACGGGCGAGGGCCCTCACCGTGGTGAGGGCCCTCGGTACTGCATCGCTCCCGGTCAGCGCCGGGACTGGAACCAGATGATCAGCAGGGTTACAGCGCCGGAACCGACGCGGCTGGACGCGCCGCGCAGGAGCTCCTCCGAGACGATGCGTCCCGGACCGGCGAACCGTTTGCGCAGGCCACGGGCCATACGGCGCAGGCGGCTGTCCCTCGAGTAGGCATCCTTGTTAGTCTCTTCCAAGGTGTTCCGAATCCTTCCAATAGCCGGTTGGTGATCGAATACCGCGCAGGGAGCCCCTTCCGACATTGGGCCTCGACAACTCACGTCGGGAACGGGCTCCTTCTGCGTATCCGAGTGTATAGAGGGCATCGGGGGCTGAAGACCCAGGGGACCACAACTCCTACCCTTCGCACACGGGCCGTCACACCACGTATCCGCTTGTAGCGGTCGGGTCCTGTCCAGTCCCATTCAGTCCCGCTCAGTCCCATCGAGTCCCGGCGGAACCCGGCGGAACCCGGGACTCAGACAGCAGCCTGTGACTGTGCTCACATTTTCGGCCCATGGCAGAGCTCTCCCTTCAGTAGCCGCATCCGGGCTTGGATGCGGGAACCGTAGACCAAACTGGAGAGTTCGTGTTCCGGGGGCTGCAATACACAGCCACCGGTGCCGTCAGCCCAGGTGAACCGGCATGCGACTGCGAATTTCCCCACGATCCTGCGCGCGCAATGCGAGTTCCTGCAAACTGCAGCTAAGTACAGCTAGTTGGGGCAGGGCGGCGAGTCGTCCACTTGGCCAAATCTCGTCAGGCGTAGCTCAGGCACCGATGCGTCGAGGTAAGGCCGTCAAAGGCGCGAGGATGAATCCATGACCGACGGCTTCGTCCACCTGCCCAACGTGCTCGTGCGGTGCATCAACGACTGCGGCGGATACCTCGCGGTGCGCGACGGTGAGTACGTCCGCGTGGACGACCAGGACGAAGCCACACGGTTCGTCTCGGAAACCGGAGGGTGGCAGGCGTCCATGGAGGCCGGCTGGGGCAACATGCCTCCCCCCGGACACCAGCCGCACGACCGGCCCTTCGGCACAGGCGGAAGGATCACCTGCGACGGCAGCGGAGTCGGCGACTGCACGGAGGCCCGCGCCTACAGGAACTCCATCGTCTGCCCCGGATGCCGAGCGTCCGGCTGGCGCCTCACGCAGAAGCCCTCTGGGTAACGCGCATGAGGTGTGTTCTTCAATCGCAGATCGCATCGCTTCACCGGAGATTGGCTCCTGACGAAGAATCGAACGGATCGAACTGCCGGGAACTACCAGAACTACAGGATCGGCACGGGGTGGGCACATGCACGCAAGTACCGACGACGAGGCCACCGCGCACCTGCTGGTCGTGGCGGCCTTCCACAACGCAGCAGCCAAGGCGGACGAGCACGACGACGTCTCCATCGGCGAGTTCTCCCGGGCTGTCCTCCAGCGCTTCGACGAGTACGGCGAACTCCAGGGCCGCCTGTACGACGTCGTCCGCGGCTACGCACAGAAGCACGCTTCCCTTGAGGAACAGGCAGCGCTGGAGCGGTGGATCGCAGAGAAGACCGGCCGCTGACACGCGCCAGGCGGGGATCTGACCGTCTGGCTCCAGCTAATGTTCCTACAGTCGACCGTTCGGGAACCGTGGGGAACAACCTGGCCGGATGCCGCAATCATGGGACTCTCAAGCCTGCAAGGGAGTCCGTATGCACCAGCCTCGCCGTTTCCATCTCCAGCGCGACACCGACATCACCGGTGTGTCCGGCACTGGCCGCGTCGCTGAGGGCGTCATGTGGTCCGACGGCACCGTATCCGTTCGCTGGCTCGGAGAGCGCCCCAGCGCGGTCTTCTGGGAGAACGGACTGGCCGACGCCGAACACGTCCACGGACACGGCGGCCACACCCGCATCGTGTGGGACGACCCAGAGCCCGCCACGCCCGGCGAGTGCGAGCACTGCCCCGACGGTCACACGCCGGCCGACCGCGGTTCTCAGCCCTGGAGCGCGTACGTCGGCCCCCAGCGGGACAGCGATGGTCAGCCGATGCAGATCATCGTGGCCCGTTCCGCAGGTGCGCACGTCGCGGAGTCCGATGCCGAATGGATCAGGGCACGGCTGAACGGCCCGGCCGACGAACGTCCGACGGTTATGCGGCCGACCACCTTCTCGCGACTCGGGCGCGGCGCGTAACGGGCGCCCTGTCTGTCAGGATCGCTCTCTCCCACGCGCATAACGTGTGTTCCGCGCGTGGCTGACTGGCATGATCGGGGCATGGTTGAAGCCGCACGTTATCCCGACTACCTGCACAAGACGGCGGAAGCTGTTGCTGCATTCCGCGACGCCTTCGTCGACTTCTTGTCTCTGCACGAGGAGATGACAGCATCAGGATTCGCGCGTGGCATGGCGCCCGCTGTGGAGCCTCGCGATGACGTGGATCCGGCCGACATATCGGCGGCAGCCGCACGGGTCTCTCGGGCAGCAGGTCGCGCTCTGTATGCACCGACTCTGACTGGCACCCTTATTCAGGTGGAGGGCAAGCCGAAGCCTGTTGACCCGATCGCGGCTTGGCGCTCGGTCACGTTGCCGAAGCCGCTGCTGGAGCCTGGTGACGTGATCGACGCAGCCGAGCAGATTCTTGGCCGGCTGGAGGCCATGGAGATGAAGGCGACCGCTGAACTACCACCAACCAGCGGGGTCGAGGCCCTTCATCCGTCAATCTGGGGGCCGGCGGGCAAGCTGTGGCGGGACGGACACTTCCGATCCGCTGTGCATTCAGCCGCGGAGGCCCTAACCGCCCAGCTCAGGACTCGGGTCGGACAACCGGGCCTGGATGCTACTGCTCTCTACGGGAAGATCTTCTCTGAGAGGGACCCACTCTTGCAGTGGCCAGGCGATCCGACCGATTTGACTGTGAAGTCGATGCGCGCCGGGTTGGGGAAGTATGCGACCGGCGTCAACATGACGGTCAGGAACACCGCGGCTCATGGGACGGCAGAGATGTCGGCGCAGGACGCGATGGAGCGCCTTGCTGCGTTGAGTCTCTTGGCGCGATGGATCGACGAGTGTGAAGACATCTCCTCACCGGAGAATCGCTCCTGACGAAGAATCGAACACGTCGAACATCGGAGGGATCATCGTGCGTGGCGTCGGATAACCTCTCCTTACGCGACGTCAGGGCTCAGTCCTGCAGCATGTCCTGGAACAGTTCGCAGTCGACGGCATGCCACGCACGGACCATGATCTCGTCCTCAACCCGCACCACTTCGATGCGCCAGGCCAGGCAGTGATGGCACGGCCAGATCTCGTACGCCTCGCCGTCTTCGTCGAAGGCCGGCATGTCGATCGAGCCGACAGGGGCACTTCGCGTGGTGTTCGGCCTGCGCTCAGGGGTGTCTGTCACCGGTCCAGTATCGCGTCGGAGGGATCATCCCGGCCCACGTACTAGATAATTACTGTTATCTGGATCTAGAGCAGTGAGGGAGCTCGCGCCCATGAGAGTGATCATCGACGGCAAGCTGGAACTGGACCTACCCGCGCCTCCCCGAGAGGGAGAAATCATCTCCTGGGACGGCGACGCCCGCCGCGTTGAGACCGTCGTCTGGCTCATCCCGAACACCAACATGTACGGACAGGCCCCTAGCGCCGAAGACGTCTCCATCCATGTCCAACGGGAGAAGGACTGGCGCGAAGGCCTCACGGAAGCAGAGCTCCATGCCCGCTTCGGACACCCGGACTTCGAGTACCGAACCACTGAGGGCGCTCGCAAGCAGTTCGACGCCAGCATCCCGCCCGCCGACGACAACGGCGACCCAGACCCCACGTGGGAAGTGAACGTGGACGCAGGCCGCAACGGTTGGGACCGCTTCGACTACACCGAAGAGGCGTACTGGCGCCGCCGGAAGCAGAAGCGGTGACCGAGCTCGTCCCCGCCGCGCGCCCGGACCAGCTCGCCGCACCCACCCACAGTGCCGCTGACGACTGGCCCCCCGAAGCCCTCGACTTCGCCACCGAGTTGGCCGCGCACTACCCGGCCGGCGACCCCTACCCGGGAGTCGTCGGAGCGTGGATCGCGCGGCAGAAGACCGTCAACACCCGCCGCACGTACGTCCGCCAGTACCGGGTGTGGGATACCTACGCCCGTAAGACCGGCACGCACCCGCTCGAGGCGCGCTTCCCGCTGGCCGAGGCGTTCTCCCGCCACCTTGAGACCGCGCCCACCCTGCAACCGGTAAAGGGCGGCCACCGAGGGGAGAAGGCACCAACCGGCCCGCCCCGCTCCGACGCCGCCCGCGCCAACCTGCTCTCAGCGTGCTCCTCCTTCTACACCTACGCCGTCCGCGCCCGCGCAGCCGAGATGGATCCCTTCGCCCTCGTCTCCCGACCCGAAATCGACCAGGACGGCTCCGACACCGAAGGCAGCACCGAAGAAGAGTCCGCACGCCTCCTGGCCGTCGCCTACGAAGACGGCCCCCGCTCCTACGCGCTGCTCCTGGCCATCTACACCATCGCCCTGCGCCTGGACTCCGCCCTACGCGCGCGCGTGGAAGACCTCGGCTACGACAAGGGCCACCGCATCCTCAACGTCCGACTCAAAGGCGGCCGCAAGAAGCCCAAGGTGGTCCCACCGGCCACCGGACACGCCATCGACGTCTACCTGGCCGGCCGCACCACCGGCCCGCTCTTCCAGACCCGCAACGGCAACCCGCTCGACTCAACGTACGTCTGGCGGCTCGTGAAGCGCCTGGCCAACAAGGCCGGCATCGCCAACGCCGCCACCTTCCACCCGCACGTCCTCAAGCACGACGCCGTCACCCACGCCCTGGACGCCCCCGACGCCAAGCTCCACCACGTCCAGGACTTCGCCGACCACAAGGACCCGCGCACCACCCGCCGCTACGACCGTCGCAAGGGCCGCCTCGACAACAGCCCCGGCTACCGCATCGCCGCCCGCATCGCCGAACGGCTGCCCGGCCGGGAGGATGACTAGCGCTTGAGCTCGCCAGCGTGGACTGCCGGGCCCGGTAGATGGCGCCGGCGTCGATGCTGAGTGTGGGGCGGACCCCACAAGGAGCCCGCCCCACGGTTCCGCGGTCAGTACCGGCCCTGTGCCCACAGCAGGAGCAGGCTCACGGCTCCGCTGCCAACGCCGTACGCCAGGCCGCGGGCGAGGTGCTGCTGGATACGCCACTGCCACAGTCGACGCCAGAGCCGCAGCATGCGGCCCTCCTGCTTGGCCTTGCCCTGGTTGCCGGCCTTGCTACGTTCGTTGCTCACGGGTCTCTCCTCGTATCGCTGGGATCCGCGCAGGGATCTCCGCCCGGTGCCCGGCCAGGCTTCGCCGGGTGGAGGCTCCTGCTCGCGGGACTGGGCCGATCGGCCCGATGCGATGACGATGACGGGGCGGGCCTTAGCCAGGCAACTCCCGGTCTCCGGGGGTGAACCCGTCTACGCTGCGCGGTATCTGAGAGGCCGTCCAGGCAACGTTGAAGGGGCAGGAGACGGTTCTTCCTCAACTCCCGAAACGCGGAGGACGAGGCTGATGGCTGTGGCGTAGAGGCGACGGCACTGTTTGCAGTAGTCACGTGCCGTTCGCGGGGGTGTCCCAGTAGCCGGTGTGGGCGAGGGCGTCGGCGGTCACGGGCGGGGTGCGCTGCGCCAATACGGGGGACGTGGCCGCGATCTGCTGGACGATCTTGTTGGGGTATTCGGAGACGACGCCGTGGCCGCCCTCGCCGGTGATGAGGCAGTGCACGCCGTCGGCCGGCTTCCTGCGCTTGGGCAGGTACTCCTTCACCGCGGCGGAGGTGAGGGGCTCGAGGGTGTAGGCCTTGCCGACGTTCTCGTGGTCGTCGGGGGCCCGCACGTCGTAGACGAGCGCGCCGTTGGGGGTGGTCTGCTCGTAGAGGTGGCGGATGTCGAGGCGGACGATCTGCCCGGGGCGCAGGCCCTCGAGGAGGAGGTAGGCGATGAGCCGGTCGCGCAGGTGGTTGCGGGAGTTGTGGGGGCCCCAGCCGCCGACGGCGGCAAGGAATGCGGCGCGTTCCATGGGGTCCAGGCGCTTGGGCCCGCCGGCGTCGCGGTCGACCCCGGAGCGCAGTTCGGTGAGGTCGGGGGCGGCGCGGATGATGCGGCGTTCGGCGGCCGCGGAGTAGTACTGGGTGAGGGCGGTGATGCGCCGGTCGTGGGACTTGGCGGCCTCGGGGTGCTCGGCGGCGAGTTGGGCGAGGGCGTCGGGCCCGTCGAAGGGCCGGTTGCCGAGGTAGAGCCGCAGGTACCGTTCGTCCGCCCACGCGGCGACATGCTCGATGCCGAAGTCCAGGGGGTTCACACCGCGCTGGTCGCACCAGGTGAGCCAGGAGCCGACTTCCTGCCGGTAGGCGGTCTGGGTGGAGGGGCGCAGGGCGGAGGTGGTGAGCCAGTCGTCCAGGAGCAGGCGGGGGTCCATGGGCTCTTATTCTGCCCGCCCCACGTAAAGGATCAAGTTTCCGTGAAACCTCGGAGCCCCCACCCACTAGGGGATGTCGCGCGCGGTGGGGTCCGCACTTTCGCATGTCCTGTACCACGACGGCATCTGGGGGCTGGGGGTCCCGAGGTTTCGTGAACAGTCCAGGTAGAGGGTGCGAGGGCCCTTTGCGGGGCCCTCCGTTGCCGGGTGAGAACACGCTATGCGCTCGGACAGGGTTTGTCTGAGCCGCTATCCCCAGGCGCGTCAGCGGGCACGGTGCGGCGTCGTGTACGCGTGTCGGATCGGGTCCCGGCGGTGCGGCAGCGTGGCCGCCACGACCAACGGCCAGTCCACGGCCTGCCGCGTCAGCTGCGCTGCAGGATGACGCTCCCAGTCCGGCGCTCCCGTGCGGGTGGCCAGCAGCGCTTCCGCCAGGCACTCACCGCACACGCCGGCGGCCTCGCTCCAGTGCCGGTCCGTCTCTTTGCGGTCCGGGTGCAGCTCCATGTGCCGCCACGACGCTTCCATCAGCAGCCGGGGCCAGTCGATCGCGATCACGACCCGCTCCAGGACGGCGGCCATGGCTTCCTCGGCGGCCTCGTACTGCTCCGTGGGCATGGTCTGGCACTCACCCCGGGCGCCGTTCCACACATGCCGACCGACCACGTCCTGCGCCAGCACCTTCACGACAGACAGGAAGTTGGGCACGAGATCTCCGCTCTAAAGTCCGGGAAGGGCATCTTGGTCGATGTCGAACCGTGTGCTTGCGTGCCGCGGGTCGGGATCGCACTCCGGACCGAGGCCGCGCATCCGCGAGACCGGGTCGGTCAGCTCCCGGCCGCAGCCGTGGCCCTTGCACCACACCCGCCGGCGCGGGCCCGACTCCACCCCAAGCAGGGCTTCCTGACGTCGTATCGCCATGGGTCCAGTGTGATCCGAGAGAAGGGGTAGCGGCGTGGCACGATCATTTTGTACGCTTCGCGTGCGCGATCAGTGCGCAGCGGCCACCAACCCCGGTCAGGGGCGGTGGCCTTTGTCATGCCTGGCGTCTCCTCCGCTCACGTCGGTAGCAGTCCGAGCCATAGGCGGACTGGCCAAAGGCCGAACGGGGCGCGGTGGCCGGATCGGGCGGAAGAGCCTTCTCGTCACCCTCCGCAAGTCGCCGGAGCCGCTTGAGCGTGATGGTGCGCCATCCCAGGCGCTCCGCTCTGGCAGCGGCCTCCAGGATCAGCTGGGCAATCTCCATGAGGTGCCTCCTAGGCGGCCAGTGCAGTGGTGGAGCGGGTGACGGCGGTGCGGGGGAGGTAGTCGCGGCCGAGTTCGCGGGCGATGAGCTGGCGCTCGCTGCGGACCACGATGCCGCGTCCGGCGGGGGTTGTTGCCTCGGGGAGGTCCAGGACGAAGCTGATGCGGTGGAGGGTGTAGGCGGTGATCTGGTCGATGTAGAAGCTGCGGGCGTCGCCGCGGAGGCGGCACATGGCGCGGACCTGGATGCGGCCGGACTTCGTGGTGCGGATGTCGTGGGGCTCGATGGTGCGGATGCTCTCGGTGCCGTCGGCGTCGGTGTAGGTGATGGTGACGGCGTGCTGGCGGTCGATGGCGCGGTAGAGGTCGGCGAGGGTCTTGGTGGTGGTCTGCTTGGCCGTCAGCTTCATTGGTGTTCCCCCTTGGTGTGGTGCGATGCCTTCACTCTAGCCCGTATCGGCATTGTCATGCAATGCCGATACGGGTATTGTTGAGGTTGTTGGGGCAGCCGCCCCGACCGCCCGGCCGAACGGCATGGCGTCTCAATGCTGATTGGAGGACACTGGTGGGCATTGCCCCCACGCGCCCGCCTGGCCGGCCCCGGTCCGAACGGCGCCCGCCGAGAGGACCCCGAGTGAGTCACCCCCTCCGCCAAGGCCTGGCCCTTGCCCGCGACCAGCTGAAGAAGGACGGGCACCTCGAGCTCCAGGCCTACGTGGACGCCGTTCTCGCCCCGCGCGGCTGGATGGCCCTGCGAGACAGTGAGCAGTCCGTGACCACGGTTCCGCTGTCGCTGACCATCACCAGCGGGCTGAAGGCCGAGCTGAAGGCGGCCGCGGCGGAGTTCGACGTGGTGCTGGACTCGCTGGCCGAGGAGGGCTTCAACCAGGCGCTGGAGAAGGGCTGGCTGCCGCCCAGGACCGTGGACAAGCGATCACTGCCCTCGTACCAGGACAACCCCGCGTACGCGAAGGCGATTCTGCAGCTGCAGGTCGACGCGGATCTGCGGGACCGGGTACGGGAGGCGCTTCCGGAGATGACGGAGCGGGCCGGCTACCGGGTCACGATGTCAGGTATCGCTGTCGCGTGGATTGCCGACCAGCTGGGTGTGCGGCGGCCGGGGGAGAACTTGCAGCCTCTGCTGCTGCAGGTGATCCCGCGGGCGTGGCGTGACCACTGGGAGGCGGTGGCGACCGAGCGGGATGTCACCTTGCAGTCCGTGCTGGAGGACGGCATCCGTGCGCTGCGGGACGGGTCGTGGCAGATGCCGCGTCCGGTGCGCGCCGCGAAGGGCTCTGGGATGGCAACGGAGAACGTAGTCCGCAAGGTCATGGTCCGGATCGACGCCGATCTGCTGGACTACCTCGACGAGGCGGCCCCGCGGCTGGCAGAGCAGCACGGACGGAAGGTGTTCCCGGGCACGATCGCCCTGGCGATTTTGAAGGACCGGCTGGGGCTTCCCGCCGGCGAGTAGTGGACCGGGTGCGGGCCGGTCTGGATGCCGACACCGGTCCGGCCGCGCACCCCGTACATCGCATAACCCCATAGGAGAGACCTCATGGCGCAAGCCGCCGAGGCCCCCGCCAGCACGACGGCGGAGGGCCCCACCTCGCACACCCAAAATCAGGACGACGGGTTCGACTTCGTGGACGCAACGCGACCTGCGACGAACGCTTTCATTGCGCTGACCGGGCCGGCCAACTCGGGGAAGACCTACACCGCTTTGGCCATGGCCACGGGGATGGGCACCCGGATCGGGGTGTGTGACACCGAGCGCGGCCGCGCCAGCCACTACGCCGGCTTGTTCCCGTTCAAGCATCTGCGGATGCCGGACTTCCGCCCTCAGACGCTGGTGCGGGCCCTGGCCGTAGGCGCCCGGCGCGGCATTGACGTGATGATCATCGATTCGGGGACGCACTACTGGTCCGGCCGGGGCGGCGTCCTCGAGCAGGTCGACCGCACGACCGAGGCCTCGCGGTCCAAGAACGCGTTCACGTCCGGCTGGAAGACCATCAAGCCGGTCGAGCACGAGATGTGGGACGCGATCATGGCGTACCCGGGGCACGTCATCATGACGCTGCGGGTCAAGACCGCCTACGAGCTCGTGTCCAACAAGCAGGGCGGCGTGGAGCCGAAGAAGCTCGGGCTGAAGCCGGACCAGCGGGCCGATGTGGAGTACGAGTTCGACTTCGTCGGCGACCTCGACATGGAGCACACGATGACCGTGTCGAAGTGCTCGTACCCGGACCTGTTCGAGTCCGGGGAGCGGATCGAGATGCCGAACACGGAGACCGGCCACCGGATCGTGAAGTGGCTGGGTGAGGGCACGCCGATGCCGACGGTGCAGGACTACGTCGAGCGGGTCATGCAGCCCGAGATGACGTACGAGCAGCTGCTCGGCCTGTACCAGGGCGAGCTGTCCCAGCGCGGTCTGCTCGGTGCTGCCCTGTTTGCCCCGGACACCGGGGAACAGACCACCCTCGGCGGGCTGATCGCCCGTATCGGCGGTGCACGCAAGGCGGCCGCCGAGAGCGTGACTGCGCCGAGCCACGCCGCTCAGGGCGGCCCCGGGGAAGGGCAGGCGGCCTGATGGCGCCGCTGCGGATAGGCAGCCTTTTCACCGGAACGGGCGCCTTGGATCTGGCCGTGATGGACGTCTACGACGCCGAGGTGGTCTGGCACTCGCAGTACGAGCCGCCGGACAAGAACGGCAAGGAAGACACCAACCAGTACGCGGCGAAGATCCTGGCCCGTCACTGGCCGGACGTGCCGAACCTCTGGGACATCACGAAGGTCGACTGGCAGGCCGTCATCGAGGAGCACGGGCCGGTCGACATCCTCACGGGCGGGTTCCCCTGCCAGGACGTTTCCTCCGCCGGCCGCCGGGCTGGTCTGACCGCGGACTCCAGGTCCGGGCTGTGGGCCCACTTCGCCCGCGCCATTTACGAACTCAACCCCCGATTGGTGGTGATCGAGAATGTCGAAGGGCTCCTCTCAGCTCCCGCTGATCGTGGACTGGGACTCGACGCTGAGGCTCTGGAAGAAGAGGCCAAGGCAGGACGGGTTCTTCGAGCTCTTGGAGCCGTTCTCGGAGACTTGGCCACCCTCGGGTTCCATGCGGAGTGGGAGCGCGTGGGAGCGGACGAGGTCGGCGCCCCGCACCGGCGTCGCCGCATCATCATCTACGCCTGGCCGGCTGCTCTCGACCCCGGTGGCCTCGGACGGTGGGACGGATCGGGGTTCGTCGGCGGGCTGGGGGCTGAGGGACGAGGCGCGGAAGCTGCTGCCGACTCCGCGCACCTCGGACACGAACGGGGCGGGGCCTCACGGCGACGGGGGCCCGGATCTGCGGACGGCGATCTCGATGCTGCCGACGCCGCGGGCGAGGGACGGGAAGGGGGCGGGCTACGAGGACGATCTGCCCTCAACGGTGGACCGGCTTCTTCCGACGCCCACCGCGTCGAATCCGAACGACGGGGAGTCGCTGGAGTCCTGGGAGGCCAGGCGGCAGCGGAACAAGGCGAAGGGGATCAACGGGAACGGGCAGGGCACACCACTGGCGATCGCCGTCCGGCAGATGTCGAACCCGCCTGCCCCACGTGCGGATGCGGAGAGTCCTTCCACGACGCTGGAGGATTCTGCGCCGGGTCCTGCGGCGGCACCTGCACCGACCCCGAACTCGGACGGTCCGATGAAGCTGATGCCGACGCCCAGGGCGACGGACGGGACGAAGGGCGGGCCGAATCAGCGCGGCAGCAAGGGCGACCTGATGCTTCCGAGCCTGGCGGCGCAGCTCCTGCCGACCCCGACAGCGTCGGATGCCGAGCGGACGTCCTCGACCTTCGGCCGGGGCAACCCGACCTTGACTGGGGCGATTACGGACCCGCCATCCGACGGTGGGAAGCCGTCCTCGGACGACCCGCCCCCTGGCCAACCGACGCTCTGGGACGCCTGAGCCCCGTCTTCACCGAATGGCTCATGGGCCTCCCAGACGGCTGGGTCACCAACACCCCTGGCCTGACCCGGCCCGCCATGCTCCGTGCCCTTGGTAACGGCGTCGTCTGGCAGCAAGCCGCCCACGCCATCCGATGGCTGCACCAGCGTGCGAGTGCGGCAGCCGGATCAGCAGCCGCTTGACCTTCGCGCCTGCATCCGTGTGGGCGCGATGTACCACCGCACCCCCTCTCTGGCCGTCGCGCCGAATCGAGGTCCCGTCATGTCCGAACCCGTGCGCTGGGTCATCCCGGCCATCCTGCTGATCGCTGTCGCTGGTGTCCCGCTGATGCTGTGGTGGGAGAGGCGGCGGCCGACGTCGTACACCCGGCGCCGCCAGGGGGCCCTGGCGGCGTGGCATGCGCTGCCCACGGGGGCGCAGGAGGCCGTCGACAACATCGCGCTGGACGCCGCTGAGGCGGCGGAAGCAGCGGCCAAGGAGTCGGTGGCCCGTGCTGTGGATGCCCAGATGGAGGCCGCGGTGCTGGAGGCGGTCAAGCGCAACGCCCTGTTCCACCCCTGACACCCATTGTTCGCAGGCCTTCCCGGAAGAGAGGTGAGTGCCGTGCCTGTTCGTACGTTCACTGCCGCCGCGGCATTTGCCGCGGCGGTTGCCGTATCCGCTGCCGTCGGGGTGGTGGTGCGGCGTCGATGCCGTCGTCTGGAGCGGGCGGCGGCGGTTCAGCGGCTGATGGCCGGCTGCCAGGTGCGGGACAACGCCGCGCTGCGCCGGGAGCTGGCCGGGTTCCGCTACCGCCTGGACCGGGAGTTCGCCCAGCAGGCGTCGCTGGCGGAGGCCGACCAGGTCCTCGATGAGGTTCTCGCCCACCACACACGTGTAGACCCGCACCCGGAAGGGGGACCGGTATGACCGGCACCAACAGCATTCTCGAGAGCCAGGCCGTGTCGGTTGAGGCCGCGCGGGCCGCGTGGCTGGAGCACCGGCACTTCCGCTACCGCGGCTGCGCCCCCGACGCCGACAACCCGCTGCAGATGGCGGGGAACCCGGAGCTGCCGGTGGGCGCGCATCATGCGCCGGACGTGGACGGCGGGGAGTCGCAGAAGGCGCGGCGGAAGCGGGAGGCCGCGGCGGTCGAGGTGTGCCTATCGTGTCCGGTGATGGTGCTGTGCGACCGGTACGCGAACAGCCTCACCGAGGAGGGCCGGCTGGCGGAGCCGGACGGGGTGTGGGGCGGGCGTACCGGGCTGGAGCGGCACAAAGCCTTGATTCGGGCGCGGCATGCGGTGCCGCCGGCGCCGGACCGCCGGTTCGAAACGGCGAAGAAGCGTGCGGTCCTCCGGGCGTTGGCCGTGTGCTGGGATCCGTACGAGGTGGCGGAGGTGGCGTCACGGCTGCTGCTGTCGTGGGGCGAGGGCCACGGGATGGATGTGGGGAGGGCGAACTGGCAGCGGTCCAATCTGACAACGCTGTTGGGTCTGCCCCGTGCCGCTACCCGTGCGCAGTTCCTGGCGGCCGCCGGGGAGCGGGGGCTGCTGGAGGGTGTGCAGGTGGTGGCGGATGACGGGTCGGTGCCTGCGGTGCCGCCGCCGACGCGGATACCGGTCATGGCGGGCGCTGAGGACGACGACCTCTGTCCGCCGAAGGAGCCGCCGCTGCCCGAACCGCTCGGGCCGCCCGAGCCGTTCCCCGCGCCCGACACCGTGCCGGATCCCGTCGCGGACCCGGAGGAGCCGGAGCAGGCTTCGGAGAGTGGGCGGTTGCGTGGCCCGCTGCGGCTGCTGTCGCCGCGCCGGAACCGGTTCACCGACGTCCAGGGGCAGATCGCCCTGTGGGAAGCCGAAGACGCCGCGGTCTGCGACCTGGCCGACCTGGCCGAGGTGCACACCCTGTTCCCCGCCGAGCAGCTCCTGGCGGCAGCGTGACCGGCACCCGGCAGACCTCTGCCCCGCTCGGCCAGGAGGCTGCGCCTGGCCGTGACGAGGACAGGGCGGCCGACGTTGGGCACGCCGATGCCGTCCTTGCCCGCCGGGCCCGGTCGTCCGGTGACTTCCTGGCCGGTCTCATCGCCGCCGCCCAGCTCGAGACCGTCGGCCGGCCCGACCGGCTGCCAGCGGACCTGTTCCCGGGCACGGACCCGGAGGTAGTGCAGGAGATATGGGAACGGGCGCTCGCGGTGGGCCTGCTCGCGGGCAGGGTCTCGTCGGCTCCGCGCCTGTACCGGGATCAGATGGCGCGGGTCGAAGAGGCGTTCGCCCGGGCCGGGTTCGAGGCGATGGGCAGGGCAGTGGCCCGGGCGCGGCGCCTGGTCGCGCCGGAGGGAGGCCCGCGCGCGGACGGGGAGTCGGCGCGCGGGCACGGCCCGGACGGTAGGGAGCCGGTGTGATTTGTCGTACGAGAGACACGACTTGGGAGGCGAGGGACAGATGGCAACGTCAACGGGTAGGCTGAGCCGCGCGTCAGACGTGCAGTCATTTGCGAGGCTGGACGGAAGACGCCCCAGAAAGTCGGAAGCCCCCGCTGCCACCCGATGGGCGGCAGTCCCGGTTTGCGAGGCCGGGACGCGAGGGCTACGACACCACACACGTTTCCAGACGAATGAAGGTGCCGACGTGGCAAAGAGTACCCGGGGTGTTCCCCGATCAGACAGTGAGACCCGAACCTCCGCCGTGAAGATCACACCGGTGTCGAGTGTTTCGGCCACTGTCCCCACTATCCACATCAGCGCATGACCCCCGACGACCGGGACGGCCTGCTCCGCTACGACGAGCTCGCCGCCCGGGTCTATGGCGAGGAGCGCATGCCCAGCGGAACCCGGGATCTGATCCTGGCCCTGGGCTGGGTCACCCTGCGCGACCCGAGCCGTCACGACCCCGCCCGATCCATTTGGGGCCGAACGCGCGACGTGCTGAACGCGGACAACAAGAAGATCTGGCAGCTCATTGCCGACGACGTTCCGCGCTACGACTCCGACCTGCACGACAAGCTGTCCTGGGGATGCCAGGCCCCGATGGTCCGCGCGAAGCGGCTGTGCGGCCGTACCACCATGTACGGCTTCTCGGAGTTCGACCCGGCTACCGGGTGGGCGACCTCCTGGGGGTTCTGCAACCGGCCACGCTGCCGCGAGTACATGCGGGCGATTGAAGCGCGCGCCAAGGGGAGCCAGGAGCGCGCGCCCGAGCCGATCCCGAACACTGGCGGTCTGCTTCCCCTGTTCTTCACCTGGAACTGGGAGGACAAGTACCGCAAGGCGATGGAGTTGATCCGGTACAGCACGTCGTGGGAGCCGCCGTCGTACGGCTTGTCGGCTGATGAATGGCCTGCGGTTCCCGGCCAGGAGAAGCCGAAGGCGTTCCCGAAGCTGCGGCTGGTCGTTTCAGAGGGCGATGTTGTTGCCGCTCCTGCACCCAAGTTGGTGACTCCAGAAGCCAGCCGCGCCTCGGTGGCGCGCTCGAACCTCCGAGCCGAACGCCAGCGCGCACAGTTCTCCGTGGTGGACCTGCCACGGCAGGCCTCGTCCATTGAGGGAGATCGAGTGACTTAGCAAGTTCGTAAGCGGGAGGTCCTGAGCCCCTTGGCGGGGGCTTCACCCTCAACCGCTGGCCGCTGGTGTTGGCGCACCGTGCGCGGCCTCGTGCAACGGCCCGGAGTTGGCGCTCCGAGCTAAGGCCCATCTCTACCGGATTGGCAGCCGGTCGGGACGAGCGACTTTCAAAGGTTCTCCAGAACCACCTTCACCACCGAGCGGGCTTTTTCATGTCCGCAGGACGGCAGGTACATAGTGCAGCACCGCACGCCCTCTTGTCAGCTTCCCTCCCCCCGTACGTCCGATTCGCGAGGAATCTCCCACCGAGCGGACGACACTGAGTGCCCCCAGACGCCACCGGACACGCACACCCCCAGCCTCGAAACCGAACACCTGATCGATTACAGTGCTGATCGGTTCGCTCTCGTGCGCGGCGCCGCCCAGGAGGTGGCGTGCACTGCCTCGCGCCGGAGCGGCCCGCGTCGGTGGCTTCGCGCGGTCCGGTGGCTGATCGCAGCCGGCCTCCACGGCCGTGCGAACGCCACCACGCAGAAGGTGGCCGACGACCTCGCCGCGCGCATGGACTACGGCTCGGGGCACGTCCGGTACTGCCTGGACGACATGGCCGCCCGGCTCGGTATCTCCAAGGCCAGCATCAAGCGGCATGTCGGCTACCTCCGCGAGCTGGGGGCGCTGGCGTGGGTGCAGCACGGCACCCGGGCGAACGTCCGCCGGCTGCTCGGCAGGAAGGGGTACGCGGCGACGGCGACGGTGTACGCCGCGGTGATCCCGGCCGTTTACGACCACGCCATGGGCCACCGCATCATCGGATCCGGCTACACGGCACGCATCATCATCGACCTCCGCAACCGCCCCACGGTGCCCGCCCAGGCTGCTGGACCTGTGGATAACCCGCCTGTGGATAACTCCACTTCACCGGGCCTTGAGCCCCCTTCCCGTATGAGGGTTAAGGGAGAGGGTCAGGTACAGGTAGTAGGTGGTGAAGGAACTTCTACCGCGCAAGCGCGGGCAGCCGCACCAGTCACCCGCCCGAAGAAGAAGCACACGATCACCGGCTACGCGATCACCGCGGAGCGCATCGACCGTGCCCGTCGACTCGCCAAGACGGTGCGGCCGCAGGTGAACTGGATCCAGCGCGCCACCCACGACCAGCTCTCCTGGGTGCTGCTGGACCTGGTCGCCAAGGACTGGGCCGAGCCGCAGATCGTGCTGTGGCTCAACCGCCTCGGGCTCGAGGTCGACGCACGCCGGTGGCGGCCCCGCTTCCCGCACCGCGTCATCGCTGCCGCCCTCCTGGGCACCGACCGGGCGGACAAGCAGCGCACCGACACCCAGGGCGCCACCTACGAGGACGACCTGCGCCACGCGGCCGCACCCACCGAGGAGTTCAGGGCGGTGGCCCGCGCGCTCCGCGAGGAAGTGCCGGAGACGTGGGCGGAGTACCCGGACCTGGACCAGGTGCCGTCCCAGACCTGGGAGAAGGTCAACTTGCAGGAAGCCGCCACCCAGGACCCGGCGCTGATCCTGTCCTTCGCCCAGCACGCCGGCCGGGAGGAAGCCATCCGCGTCTTCGGCACGAAGGCGGCCGCCGCCCTCGACTGGGAGCTGGAACGCCAGGCCGCCGGATTCGGGACGATCGTCTCGTGACGCCTCACCCGCAGCTGGCCCTTGTCGGCCTCACCGGCTCCCGCACCTGGCCGGACCTCCGCCTCCTCGAGGACACCCTCCTCGACGTGTGGCACGACGCCCTCCAGGACGGCTTCGAGGGCATCGAGCTGATGCACGGCTGCGCGGAGGGAGCCGACGCCATCGGTGACGCCTGGGCCATCCGCCACGGTGTGCCCCGCCGCCGACGGCCGGCCGACTGGAACGGGCCCTGTGCGGACGCCTGCCCGCCCGGACACCGGCGCCGTAACCGCCGTGGCATCGAGTACTGCCCGCTGGCCGGCCACCGCCGCAACCAGCAGATGGTCGACGAGGGGCCGCTCCTGCTGGTGGCTGCGCACCACAACGGGTCCACCGGTACAGCGGACTGCATCCGCCGGGCCGAAGCCGCGGGCATCCCCGTGCTGACGCTGGCCACCTGAGCCGGGGGAACGTTGCGCCGGATCCGCGAGACGGTTTACCGCGGTAAACCAATCGGCCCCCGCCCCCGGAGGAGAGCCATGCGCGCCCGCAGCATCGACCGGAACAGCGGAGACGACCGCCAGCCCGGGCTGGCGGTCTCCCGCACCTTCTGGGTCAGCGACGTCCCCCGCCTTATCCCCCTGTGCCGGATCCTCGGCCACAAGCCCGTCGTGGACGGCACCGCCACCCCCTGCCGGTGGGTGGCCTGCGACCGGTGCGGCGTACGCGCCGACCCGCAGGGCAATCTCGACCCCGCGCAGTGGGACATCGGGCAGCCCTACACCGGCCCGGTCCACACCGCGCCCCCACTGGCCCCGATCGTGCGCCGGCAGCTCGCCCGCAAGGGCATCCAGCCCGCGCATGCCGGAGAGCCCGGCCCCATCCCCACCCGCCCGGTCGGCACCGTGGGCGGTGAGATCCACGTGGGGAAGTCGAAGTGGCGGTCCGTCGGCGTCGACTTCAAGGTCGGCAACATGGGCAGCGAGCAGGTCCTGGCCGCCAGCCTCCGCCTCGGCCCGCTCGGCTCCCTCTACCTCCACACCGAGGACCACGGCCGCTGGCTCCAGCGACGCCTGAATGCGACCGGCTACCAGTCCCGCGAGACCGGCCTGTCCTACTACCGCGGCCGCCTGTCCTGGCAAATATGGGCAAAGCGCGATGAGTGGAGTAAGACGGACCCGAAGTGGATGCACGGCAGCGTTCCCATCGACCCCCGCCACTACCTGTACGGACCGACCAGGAACCGGAAGGTGGCCGAGACGGAGAAGGTGCCCGCTGTCGTCCGTATGCCCGAAGGCGACACCTACGACGTCCTGGTGCACCTGGAGAAGTGGGAGACCCGGCGCACCCGCGGCCGCGCCCGCACCTACTGGACGGCCCAGTGGGATTGCAAGGACGGCATCCCGGTACGCAATGACACCTGGAAGGGAGACAAGACGTTCTCCTGCGCGTGGGGCATCGAGGGGGTTACGCCGGATACGCCGCGCTGGTCGCACATCATCGCCGCCGCCGCGGCGGAGACCTGCTCCCGTGACCGGGCTCGCTACAACTACCGGGCCCCCAGTGAGGACGTTGCATGAGCCGCAGGAAGACCGGCCGCCGGATCAGCGGCGACCCCCGCAAGTCCGGCGGCGACATCGCCGGCCCGGGCGGACCCCACGACCGCAACAGCGTCATCGTCGACACCACTAACGCAGTCATCCTGGACGCCGCGACCGTCACCGAGGTGGAGACCATCAGTGGACAGCCGGGCCTGGCGATGCTCCTCGAGGGCCGCATCGCCCGCACCCCCGAGCGCGCCCGGAACCTGTACCTGATGAACGAGGACGGCGCCGCCGCCGTCGTCACCGAACTCCTCGCCCTCGCCCACCGCATGGGCCCCGAGTTCGGCGCACGCTTCACAGCCCGCCTGCAGCACCTCCTCGACACCGACGCCTTCACCGGCGAACGCCCGGATCCGCAGTAGCCGGGGGAACGATGTGCCGGAATGGGTGCACCGTGTAGGCGATCACCGCGCACGAACGGAGCCGCCTCATGCTCGCCACCCCCGCCACGGACACCCAGCCCACCATGTGCCTCCTCCACGGCGACTTCCACACCATGGGCCAGGACTGCTGGGCCGCCGCCCTGGACTGGCAGTTCGCCCACCCCCACCTCGAGGGGCAGCAGGCCCGGGACGCCTACCTGGCGGAGGTGGAGCGGCAGATGCTCGACAACCTGGTCAGGAGCCGCTGATGCCCGCCACCGCTCCTGCCCCGTCCCGCCCGCGGCCGCCGGTCGCCTATGAGCACGGGCAGCTGTTCCAGGAGCCGGTGTACGAGGACGGGCAGCCGTACGACGGCGATGACGACCTCGAGGGCGAGGACTGAGCGAGACAGGAAAGCGTGCCACATGTGGCACAAAACCGAGCGGCCCGGCAGTCCACTTGGACGCCGGGCCTCGAGCCGGAATCTGTGCCACATGTGGCACACTTCGGCGAGCTCAGTCCACGGACACCCCGGCTTCGGCGAGGGCGGCCCCCAGAACCTGGTGCAGCAGGCGGACCCGGTCCGGGTCCTTCTTCACCGCTTCGCGCACGGTGTCCGGGACCAGCAGCTTCGCGGCCCGCTCCACTGCCGCTCCCGCATCCACTGGCGCGGATGTCACCGCGGGGGCGTCCTCATCGGGTTCCGGCTTCGTTGACAGGCTCAGCAACTGCTTGGCCTTCTCCAGCTCTTCCGGAGTCGGCAGCGGCCCCTTCTTCGTCGAACAGGCCGTTGCCCACACCTTCACTACCGACTCCGGGCCGTGCTGGATCCGGACGGGGTGTAGGGCATCGACCTGGCGGGCCGAGAGGTCCGGCAGCGGGTGTCCGGCTTCCTTCAGCAGCCGCAGCAGGGGGATGGTCTGCGTGATGCGGTAGCCGGTCCTGCGGGGCATGTCGTGCTGCTCCCTCAGGTACTTTGCGAAGGACCGGTAGGGCTTGCCTCCGCTGTCCAGCATCAGCTTGTACAGCCGATGCTGGTGCACCCATGCCAGGTACGGGCCGGCCTCGTCGACGAAGGCTTCGGTGGCGCCTTCGACCTTTTCCTGCCAGCGGGCCTTCGCGGCGTGGATGTTCCGCTCGCATACGGCCAACTGGTCGGCAGGCGTGGAGTTCGGGTCGGGCATCGCGGCAGTCGTCTCGAAGACCGGTGCTGCGGGCGCAGGAGCAGGGGCAGCGGCGGGAGCTGGGACAACCGCCGACGGGGCTGCGGCAGCGGCTTGGGCAAGGCGCTGCTGCTGCTCCTCCTCCCACCTGCGCAGCTGCTCCTCGCGTCCCCCACCCGTGCCGGTCACCTGCCCGCCGACGACAGGTACGACGGGCAGGTCCTTGGGCCTGTTCCTGCTCACGCGGTCAGCTCCTTCGCCAGCGCACGCATCACTTCGGACTGCTGGCAGTCCGGCGCGTACTCCAGCAACGGAATCTCGTAGTCGGAGGCCTCGCGGCCCTCGATCGAGTCCTTCAGCGTTGCGAGAGTGCCGGGGGTGGTGAGCTCGTGCCATCCGACGTAGAAGGCGCGGGTGACGGTGCCCTTGCGGGAGTCATAGGCGTTGACGACGAAGCCGAGCTGGTCGACGACGACGCCGGTGCGGGTCTCCACTGCCTCGATCTGCGTGTGCAGGAGGTTGTAGGCCTTGAAGCTGGACTTGTCCGACCAGACGGGAATGAGGATCCCTGACCGTTCGATCAGCTCGCCGGGACGGCGCTGCACGTAGTGGATGGCGAGGTCCATGGCCAGGCCGAGGTTCGGCGGGCCGTCCAGGATGATGACGTCGTAGTCCTGCTCCACCGGGGCCAGAGCGTTGATGAGCGCGCGGTCGCGGCCGATCTGCATCACGGCGAGTTCGGCGTCCATGAGGAATGCGTCTTGGTCGGCAGGCAGGACGTGCAGGCGTCCGCCGAACCGCTCCTGCGGGAGGGCGACGAGGGAGCGGGCCAGATGCTTGGTGGCCTTTCCCTTCATGTGCGTCAGAAGGCTGTCCGCCCCTTCGGGGAGACCCTCTATCTGCAGCCTGGTCGACAGGTGCTTCTGGGGGTCGTAGTCGACCAGGAGGACCCGCTTGCCAGCCTCTGCGCAGGCCTGCGCAATCCCGGACGCGACGAACGTCTTACCGACGCCGCCCTTCTGATTGCCGACCAGGATGCGCTGCACGGGCTGCTCTACCAGGCGCTCCTGGGGGGAGGGGTAGGCGTCGAGCCACAGGGTGACGGCTTGGGCCATGCCCTGGACCTTGGTGATGCCGCGTTCCTCGCAGGCCGCAGTGAAGCGTCCGGGCAGGCCGACAGGCAGGAACACACCCCAAGACCGGGGCTTGTTGGCCTGGACCTCAGGAGCGGACGGGGTATCGAGCCAGAGGTTGATCGCGGAGGTGGCGGCGTCCTGGACGTTGAGACCGTGCTCGGCTGCGCGGATCCTCAGGTCACGGCGCATCTCTGCCGTCAGATTGACGAGCAGTTTTTCGCGTGATGAATCGGTGCTGGGGTGGGTCATGGCGAGCAAATTACCAGGCGATCTTCGCGCGAGGTGGGAGGGGGCAGGGGTGTAGCCGGATTGTCATTCGGATGGCGGAGCGGCGAGTGACGTCGCGCACGGTCAAGTCCCCGCCTCCGTCCCCGACTTGACGGAATCATGCGCAGCAGGCTGTTGCGTGTGCGGTTTCCGGCCAAAAGCCTGATGGGCTGTCAGCGGCCGGTCGAATCCAGTCGACGAACTGTCTAATACGTGCACAGTTGTCGGGGTTTTTCATCAGCCAATCGTGTGGACCTGCTGTGAAAACCTTCCCCACAAGCGAATATGCCGGATTGAGTGAAAGAGCCCGCCCCCCACCAGTTGGGTGGCCGGCCGCCCAGCCGGGGCAGGACCTGCGTGGATCGCAGCCCTCCAGGCTCCAGCCCTGGCCCGTGGCGGCCGGCCCCACCCTCCCAGTCGCAATCGGGCCGGGGCGGATGGTGGCACTGTTCCTACACCCATGGCACGATCCGCGGCTACAATCGCCGCATCTGGCGGGCATGCCCGTGAGGTCTCGAAGCCCCCGCAGGGACTCCAGAGCGCGGTCGTTGTCGGCAAAACACGTCCCCCGCCCTGCCCGTGGGGGCTTCTCCTTTTCACGCTGCTTGAGCGCTTGGGACGGTAGAAACCGCGTTCAGGTTGCCCCCGGTAACCGCATAGGCCGAATCTGTACACCATCCCGTGTCAGAGATCGGTCAAAACTCCATCTGTCCTTACACACACGTGTCCCGGGGTGTCACAGTGGCATTCCCATAGCGCGGACTGGCAGCTGCGCGACGGGCGGGCCTGCCGCACGCCGACCGGCAGGTGCGAGTCCTTCCCGAACATTCTGCCGGAGGAGCGGAGACGCCCCATGTCCGCAGCAGAACCGGTCGACCCTGCCCCCACACCGTCCGGATTGAACACCGGTCCGGGCGCGGCCGTAATCGATATCACCGCACACAGGAACCGGACCACGGGTAAGGGGTGGAGGGCGATGACCGAACCGACACTCCCCGTGGAGGAGACCGAGACCGTGCGGCAGGCGTACGCGGGGGAGGTGGAGGCCGCGTTCAACGCGGCCGGCTACACCCTGACCGACGAGACCACGGCGGGGGTGTACCTGCGCACGCTCGACGTCGTCGTCCACGCCCTGAACGGGGCGGCCGCCCAGGAGCTCGTCACGGCGGAGCAGCGCGACGATCTGGCCGAGCTGATCGAGGACATGAGGTCCGTACCCCGACTTGTGTGAATATGCCAGGGGTTCATACCGTTTCAGCGGTCGGACACCGACACTGAGCGCTGATCCTTTGACACAATCCGTTCAACTCGAGCCTCACACGTGCCAGTATGGGGCGTCCGGAATCACCCGGAGTCACAACTTCCGGCCTCCGGCGCGCGCCCCTGCACAACTCTGCACGGACGATCCGCGCCCCGGCGGCCGCCTACGGGACGGGGAAACCATGGGCGCAGGAGACGACACCGCAGCACACCGCCTCGACCTCCTCCACGCCTACTTCCTCGAGCATCCCGTCACCGGACCCACCGGCACCCCCCGCCGCCGCTCCTCCAGCCCCGGCACCCCGGTCAGCCTCACCACGGTCGACCACATCGCCGACGCAGTCCGCGAGGTCACCGAACTCACCCGCGACGCCAACTCCGACGCCGCCCCCCTCCCGCCGCGCGTCGGCGACGTCTACGCCTGGTGCGTGGAGAACACCCTCAATACGGAGCGGGCCCTCCAGCAGCGCCGCGACACCGTCATCTACCGGCAGCAGCTAGAGCACGCCATCGCCATGGGGGACACCAAGGTCGTCCGCCCCCACCGCTGCCCCGCCTGCCGCACCTTCGGCCTGATGTGGCCGGGCGACGGCGACCCGCGCGCCCTGTGCACCAACCGTCGGTGCCTGACCAGCGGCGGGATGTCCCGGCGGTGGACCCTGGCCCGCCTTGCGTACGAACACGTCGCGGAAAAGTACGAAAAAAGTGTTCGTGACTGTGCAACCTGAGCCCGGGTATGCGAGTCGTACTCACCAGCACCACCGCTGTACCTGAACCACACAACCGGACCTCCAAGGTCCACCCGTATTCGGCGTCACCGGAGCTGCGAACGATGGCGGCCGCCGACCCCGGGAGGCCAGCATGGCCGTCACTGTCCAAAGCCCCTACGTCTTCGCCCCGGACCTGGTCTCCCTGAAGGAGGCCAGCGCGCTTTTCGCCGAATGCGGACCCGGCCGTGAGGCCTCCGCCCGGACCCTGAAACGGTGGGCGACCAAGCACGGCATCGCCGTCGAACGGGCCGGCCGCGACGACGTCGCCTCCTGGTCGGACCTCCTGGACATCCACGCCAAGGAGATCGACCGCCGCGAGGCCAGCGGCCAGGCGTAGCAGCCCCCTTCATCCAGCCCCAGCTCCCGCACCCCGGAGCTGGGGCTTTCTCATACCAGCCCAGAATGGCATTGCGCTGCAATGCCGATCGGGGTTATTGTGGTTGGGCCGACAACGACAGGACCCCTCAACACGGGCCTGACCACGCGTTTCTGACATCCCGGAGCACCCATGGCCGTGATCACGCACGCCCTGCCACGCCTCGAACCCGGCACCACCAGCTACCACAACCTCACCGAGGCCCAGCAGACGCGCTTCGACCGCCTCATGGAAAAGGCCGACACGGCCGGCCCCGCGAACTACGGCGACGTCATGGAAGCGGTCGCCGACCTGGTCGGCCTGCCGGAGGGCGAGATCCGCAAGTGCGGCTGCTCCTGCTGGTGCCCCGTCATCTTCGACGCCAACAGCGAAGACGCGCACGTCATCGAGCACGGCGAGGACTACAACCTCGGCCGCCACCAGTGCCCCACCTGCGCCGACCACCACCGCGAAACCGCCTGACGTCATGGAGAACCTGATGAGCAGCACCCCGAACCTCACCGAGTACGACGTCATCCTGGTCGCGAGCAGCGCAGGTAAGGACTCCCAGGCGATGCTCGACTACGTTGCCGAACTGGCCGCGCAGGCCGATGTGATGGACCGGGTCGTCGTCCTCCACAACGACCTCGGCGAAGTCGAATGGCCCGGCACCGCCGAGCTGGCCCAGGAGCAGGCGGAGCACTACGGATTCCGCTACGAGATGCGTCACCGAGAGCAGGGTCTGCTTCTCGATCAGATCCGCGCGCGGCACTACAAGCTGCGCGCCAAGGGTGACACCACCACTCCGGCCTGGCCGTCATCGGCAGCCCGTTACTGCACCTCTGACCAGAAGCGCGGTCCGGCTCGCAAGCTCATCACCCAGCTCGTCAGCGAACTGAACCTCGACCGCCAGGCGCGCGTCCTGTACTGCCTCGGCATCAGGGCCCAGGAGTCCAGCGGACGAGCCAAGAAGCCCGCCCTGGAGCTCGACAAGGCCGCCACCAGCCGCGTCCGCGAGGTCACCACCTGGCACCCGATCCTCGACTGGACCGAAGACCAGGTGTGGGCACGCATCAAGGCATCCGGGGTCCGTTACCACTGGGCCTACGACAAGGGCATGAAGCGGCTGTCCTGCTCCTTCTGCGTCCTCGCCTCCCGTGACGACCTGGCCTGCGCCGCCCGGCTCCGCCCCGCGATGGCCCGCAAGTACCTGGAGCTGGAGCAGGAGATCGGCCACACCTTCAAGGCCGACCTGTCCATGGCGGAGATCGTCGCCGAGGCCGAGTCCAACACGGCCGCCTGACCCACCCCACAGGCTCCCCGGCCGCGCACGACCACTGCTCTGCGCGGCCGGGTGAACAACCCCGGGAGACCCGCATGCGCGACCCCAAGAACGTCCTCGCCGACATGGCCGACGTCATCAACCTCGAAGGCCTCCACCGCGGCGAGCAGCTCGGCCAGCGAGGCTACGTCGACCGTTTCGACCTGTGCGCCCACGCCTACCTGCGCGCCGAATGGGTCGGCTCGAACAGCGTCCCCGCCGAGTTCTTCGACGACGAACTCGGCGGTATCCGCCTCATCGAGTCCAGCGCCGGCGCCATGGCCGCCCTCCGCGCCATCTCCGACGTCCTGGACTCCACCGTCGACGAGGAAGAGCTGGTCCCCGGCCTGCACGTGCCGAACTACATCGCGCACGTCTCCAACTGGGCCCGCTTCGGCCCGCCCTGCAGCAACCAGCCGCCCACCGTCAGCGAGGTCATCGGGTGCCTCCACCGGGCCGCGAACACCCTCGCCATCCAGACGCCCGCTGCTCCCGCCGCCTGAAAGGTCCCAACTGCCATGACCTGCATGACCGTCGCCCCGACCGCCGGCGACTACACGGACCACCCCGACTACCTGCGCGGCCGCGCCGACGCCGGCGACCACGCGCTCGAGCGCACGGTCGACGAGATGGTCGTGCTGCTCAGCATGGCCATCGACTACGCGTCCATCCCGTACGCGGAGGGGTACGCCGACCGCGTCACCGAACTCCGCCTCGAGCTCGACACCGTGGCCCCGCTGGAAATGGAACTCGCGCACACCCGGCGGCCCAAGCAGGACCGGCGCCCCACCGCCTGGGGGTGGGCCGCGTGAACCTCCGCCGCATCGCCTCCACTGCCTTCACCCTCACCCTCGCCGCGGGCGCGCTCCTCGTCGCCCCCACCGACGCCCACCCCGCCGGGCCCGTCACCTCCGGCAACGGCTGGAAGATCGGCGCGCCCCGCATCACCCACATCGACAGCAAGCCCTGGGTGATCGCCTTCCACGACAGCACCTCCCGCACCAAGCTCACCCCCTACCTGCGCCACACGGCCGCCGAACTCACCGAGCGGCTCGGGGTCCAGGTCACCGTCACCACGCGGATCGTCCCCGCCAGCCGCACCACCTGCACCCGCGGCCACGTCATCACCTACCGGTACATGAGCAAGCCCAACCCGGACCGGCCCAACCAGTCCTTCGCCGTCGTATGCGGCAACAGCAGGCAGGCCGCCGACGGCGCCTCCATCTACATCAACTCCGACTACTGGTCCCCCACCCGCCGCTTCCGCGAGTCCACGCGCATGAACGTCATCTGGCACGAGTCCGCGCACGCCGTCGGTCTCACCCACCCCGACACCTGCCCCACCAACGCCGACGGCCGCCGGCCCCTGATGTGCGCCGACCAGCCCACGGACCTGCGCACCCGCCGCTACAGCCCCTACGAGACCGCCGGCTTCCGCCGCCTGATCGCCAACCGCATCTACTACAGCCCCTACGCCCCCCAGTAACCCCGCACCGCTCGCCCACCAGCACGGAGATCCACCCCATCACAGCACCACGCCAGGACGGAGCCACACCATGGCCAGGACCCCCAGCCCGCGCAAGGCCACCACCGAACAGCCACGCAAGGCCGGCACGACACGCAAGGCCGCCGCCAAGACGACCCGCGCGCCCCGCAAGGCCACCGCGACGAAGCCCGCAAAGCCCGCTCTGTCCCTGGTCACGAACACCCCGGACACCGACGACCGCTCCACCGTCGTCGACCTCCGCCCCCCGGTCCCCGTCCGCCGCAAGCTGTTCGTCGGCCCCATGGGCCCCAACGAGCAAGCCGCCATCCGCGCCGCCCTCGCCGCCGCAGCCCTCGGCCTCCCCGTCCCCGTTCGCGCCTGGACCGGATCCCAAGCCCAGCTCGCCGACGGTCTCCTCCTCATCCACAACCCCGGCCCCGACCGCATGTTCACCGCCCAGATCGCGTGCCGCCACGGCGCCATACACGGCTGGCCCATCTCCACCGCCCAGCAGCTGCGCGAAGCCCGCGCCCTCACCCACGCCTGCGAACGCCGCCACGCCGCCCCCACCACCCACGACGACGGCATCACCTGCGACTACGAGAAGGCCATCCAGCACGGCATCCGCCCCACCAACCGGCTCGCCGAAGGCATCAAGACCATCCGCAAAGCCCGCACCACCACCCAGTCCCTGCACCTCAACCAGATCACCGACGGACTCAAGACCCAGGCCGCCGACACCGAGCCCGCGAAGGAGCACCCCAAGCCGTGACCGGACTCCCCAAGGACGTCCTGGACGCGGCGGACGCCGCCTTCGAGGATTGCCGCGACCGTAACGAGCACGCCCACGAGTTCCGTACCGGATCGTGCTGCCTTCGCGCCGCCATCACCGCGGCCCTGGGTGTCCACGCTGCCGAGCAATGGGCCGAGAAGCAGGCCGACCAGCTATGCCTGAGGTACGCCGACTTCCGTGCCGGCAGGTGGGAGATGGAGCTGTCCATGGCCCGCGAGATGGGCGCCGCCTACACCGCCATGGCCAAGACCCTCCTCGGCGACGCCCCCAACTACACCGAAACGAAGATCTGCTTCGACACGAAGATCGCGGAGTCACCGGAGACGTACACGCTGGTCGTCCAGCGACACGCCCCCGGCGTCCTCACCCCGCACGAAGCCCGGCAAAAGGCCGAGGCCCGCGTTGGCGAACTTGAAGCCGAACTACGGCAGCTGCGCGGTGAAGCACATGCCTGACCACGCCCAGGACTACGTCGCAAGCCTCGCCGCCGAGCTCCGCAACCGGCACCCGGCCCTGCAGCCCACCACCGTCGAGGACGACCTCGCCCTCCTGCGCGCACGCCTCGCCATCGTGGCCCGCTTCATCCACGACCCCCTCCACGACCGGGCAGCCCGCGAAGCCCTCGCCCGCGACCTCCAACTCCCCGCCCCCGCCCCGGAGGCCCACCAGTGACGGCCAAGACCAGGTACCCCTGCCCCAACGACCAGAAGAAGCGCTACGCCACCCGCGAAGCCGCCGAAAGCGCCGCACGCCGATCCCAGATAGCCATCGACACCCCCCTCCACCCCTACGTCTGCGTCTGCACCTGGTGGCATCTCAGCAAGCGGACCCCCGACACCGTGCCCACCGACGCCATCGCCGACCCGAACGACATCTACCGCCTGCAAATCCAGTCCGACGCCGCCTTCCGCGAGACCGTCGCCACCGAGGCCCGCGGCAAGCTCCCCACGCACGACCGCATCGCCCTCCGCCAGCCCGGCAACCTCCTGCGCTGGCACAAAGCCCTCAAGGAACTCCGAGCCGACGTCAACCGGCAACTCACCACCCGCGCCACCGACAAATCCCTCGAGGCCCACGACTGGCGCAGGCGCGCCGAGGGATACCGCGACACCCTCACCCTCCGCCTCCAGGAATGCCGCGACCTACGCGCCCGACACCTGGAGAAAACCCAGCAGCAGCGCGACGCCGAGCACCTCGAGCGCACCGCCTCCCAAGCGGAGATCCAGCAGGCGGCAGCCGCCTCCAACGCAGCCCGCCGAGCAGCCCGCGACGAGGAACTGGACCGGCAACTCGACACCCACGGCGCCCCCTCCCACCGCAACAAGGAACTCAGGCGCCAAGCCGGCGAGAACGCCATCAAGCGCCTCATCGATGCCCACGGCGTCGAGTTCACCCGCTACCTCGCCGAGGAATGCGCCGTCCTCGGAGCGCCACTCCCGAACCGCGTACGCAAGTACCTCACCGATGACTCCGCCGACCTCGCCCAGACGGCCTGACCAGGGAGACCCCACCCCCGTGACCATCACCGACCCCGAGCCCGCCACCGATACCTGGCAGCAGGTCGCCGACATCACCGTCTACGGCACCCCCGCCGGCCAAGGAGCCATCAGCTTCCTCGGCAAGGGCCGCGGGGCCAAGCACACCAACGAAAAGACCCTCAAGCCGTGGCGCCGCGACATCGTTCTGGCCACCCGGGACGCCACCGGCGCCCACGGATACACCGACTGGGCCGGCATCTGCCTCACTTGCCGCATCAAGAAGGACGAACACGGCCTGCACGTCAACGTCCCCACCCGAGCGGACATCACCATCACCGTCGCCAAGCCGAAGAGGGCCCCCAAGCGGCGCAGAACCTGGCCCATCACCCGCTCCAGCCACGACATCGACCACCACGCCCGCGCCGTCCTCGACTCACTCTCCGCATCCGGCGTGATCAAGGACGACTCGCAGGTCACCGAGCTCGCCATCCGCAAGGTCTACCCGAACGAGCACCCGGACGCGCTGGCCGAGCCTGGCGCCATCATCCGCCTCTACACCCTTCCCGGAGCCACCAAATGAGCCTGACGACCCGCCGCCCCACAACCGACGCCGCCGACTGGCGCGCCCTGGCCTCCTGCGCCGAAGTGGACGGAGAGCTGTTCTTCCCCGTCGGTGACAACGACGCGGCCCGCGCCCAAGCCGCGCAGGCCAAGAAGGTCTGTGCTGGCTGCCCGGTCCAGGAGACGTGCTTGTCGTGGGCACTGGAGCACCGGCAGGACACCGGCGTATGGGGAGGGCTCACCGAAGAGGAACGCGGTCGCATCCACCAGAGGCGCGGGGAGGGCTACTGGGCCCGGCGTCGGAATGTGGCGGACCACATCTATGAGACGCGGGTGGAGGAGTTCCAGGCGTTGGTGGATCAAGGGCTGGATCCGCAGCAGATCGCGACGGAGATGGGGACCAACGTGCAGACCGTGAATCGGGTTCTGGATCGCCTTGCTGCTGACCGCACGGCCGGGCAGGAGGTTGCGGTATGAGCGCGTTGACGTCGAGGCAGCGGGGCGATTTGGCTGAGCAGATGCTGCCGGTGGCGGCGAACCTGGCGGTGCTGGTGCACGGCGATGGCGGGCCGGAGGACATCGGTGAGGTGCTGTCCGGGCTGAGCGACACGGAGAAGAACGCGCTGCTGGTGGTGCTGGCGGGGATGGTCGATCTGGACCGTCCGGTAGGCAGCGGCCTGTCCTGGACTGCGGTGACCCGGAACGGGGCCCTGCCGATGCAGTCGTGGCTGGGTCAGCGGCCGCTGCGGGAGCACGCCTCGGAGGCGGTGGTGGAGCTGGGTGAGGACTTCGTGGACTGGGCGGCCGTCGCCAAGTTCCTGAAGGGCTTCCGTGTGGAGGTGACGGACGCGGACTTCCTCGCGGCGGTGCAGCAGTGCGTGGCGGACGGGATGTCGCTGGCGGATGTCGACCTGCTGCGGCGGTGGCCGGCGAGGACCGCGGAGAACTGGGTGAACCGGCTGCGGAAGCGGTATCAGCGTTCGGGCCGGGAGTTCCCGAGCCTGGCCCCGGCGGCCGGGCGGGAGTTCACCGAGAAGGAGGTGGTGGAGATCCGGGTGCGGTCACAGCGCGGGGTGACGGACCTGGAGATCGCGTTGTCCTTCGACTGCACGCGGGAGACGGTCGCGGACATTTGCCGGGGCCGACGGTATCGGGACTTCGGTGGGCCGATTCGGGAGGCTCGGAGCGCGAAGGGACTGCGGGCGTCGCGGCAGTTCATGCGTGGGCACGCGGATGGGTCGCAGGCGGCGCTGAAGCGGCACCAGGTGGGCACGGCGGCCTGAACTGCGGCGGGTGCGGTAGGGGTCTGGCCTTCGGGCTGGGCCCCTTTCGCATGCCATCCAATCCCGTATCGGCATTGCGTTACCATGCCGATACGGCTAGTCTGGTGGTGCCGACAACGACCCACCCAGCACACCCTTGGGGGACCCGTGCCCTGTGACTGCGGCGCCACCCGCGAAGAACTCGCCGCTGGCATCCACGCCCCCGAATGCATCAGCCACGACGGCCGGACCGACGACCCGTCCGACCACTACGGCCAGTAGGAGAACCGATGGCCCGCAAGAACATCCCAGCGCCCTACGGCTGTTCCTGGTGCGGCGACGAGAAGCACCACCACGGGAACCAGTGGTCGCTGATCATCGGACTGCATGAGTGGCGGCAGCCCACGCAAGAGCAGATCAAGGAACGCATGCTGCGCCGCCTTGACGCCCGACTGAACGCTGAGCCGCCGAAGTACCACGCCACTACGGCTTGGGCCGCCGACCTGAGCGGTGAGAGCGCCGACCCGTACTGCGCCGACTGCAAGACCGACAGCTGCCGTCCCTGGCAGCGGATCCAAACGAAACTCGACCGGATCCGCTGGGGGATCGCCTACCCGACGAAGCACTCTCAGCGCACCCAGGCGGGCGGCTGGGGAGGCGACCTGCCGTTCCGACTTCGGTCCCCTACGTCCTCTGGGGGACCGTCCCGGCCGCGCTTCCCCCCAGCGCGGCAGCCGCCGCCCCACCCCCGCACCCCCTCGCGGGTGGGGCGGCGGCACCCACAACCCGAACCATCCAGCCGAAGGGCAGTAAGTGAACGCCTACTACAAAGACGATCAGGTCACCCTGCTACTCGGCGACTCCCTACAGGTCCTCCAGACGTTGCCAGACGCATCCGTCGACTGCGTCATTACCTCACCGCCCTACTACGGTCTGCGCGACTACGGCGCTGAAGGCCAGTACGGGCTCGAGGCGACGCCGACGGAGTACGTCGAGACGATGCGCGCACTGTTCGCCGAGGCGCGGCGCGTGCTCGCCGACGACGGGACGCTCTGGCTGAACCTCGGCGACTCCTACAGCAGCGGCCAAGGCGCGCTGAACACCGGATTCAACGAGCGGTGGCACGGCGAGGGCACCGGCGGGCAGAGGAAGCAGGAGAAGGGGCGCCCGTCCCGCCGTCGTGACGGCGCCGAAGTGGCGGCCGCCCGCCGGTCCGTGACGGGGCTGCCGCCCAAGAACCTCCTGATGATCCCCGAGCGGGTGGCCATGGCGCTCCAGGACGACGGCTGGATCCTCCGCAACAAGATCGTGTGGCACAAGACCAACGCCATGCCGTCGTCCGTGACTGACCGGCTGTCCAACCGGTACGAGCATCTGTTCCTGTTCTCCAAGGCGGAGCGGTATTGGTTCGACCTGGACCCGATCCGTGAGCCGCACACGATGCGCCCGCAGCGCAGGCCCTCAGGGCACAAGACGCGGCAGAAGCTCGGAGTCCTGCCAGCACAGACCTTCTCCACATCGCAGCGCGAAGAGCCTGGAGTCGACGGGCACCCGCTCGGCCGGAATCCCGGCGATGTCTGGTCCATTCCGACGAGGCCCTACCCGGCGGCTCACTTCGCGGTGTTCCCGATCGATTTGCCGCTGCGCTGTATCAAGGCCGGCTGTCGACCGAGTGGAACCGTCCTTGACCCGTTCTCCGGCTCCGGCACCACCGGCGCAGCAGCGCGGCAGCTCGACCGCCGGTACATCGGCGTCGACCTGAACCCGAAGTACCACGACCTCGCCAAGGACCGGTTCGCGCAAGGTGTCCTCGACTTCGGCGGTGCCGCGTGACCGCGTTCTGCCTGTATCCGCTGGCCGTGTGGCAGTTGACCGCTCGCCCCCCTCACCTATCTGTCCCTCAACTTCACAGGACAACGCCCATGACCACGGTCACCCCCAGCTCCATCCACCTCGAGCAGCTCGCCGCGCAGCACGCCTGGCAGGTGTTCCGGCACCCCAACCGGGAGGTCGACGACAGCGGACTCGACGCCCGCATGAGCGCTGGCGCGTTCCTTGACGTCGCCCTCACCGCGTGGAAGCAGGAGGACAGCGCGGCCGGCCCGATGCTGTCCGCGCGCGTCGACGGCCCCGATGCCCCCGCCGCTGTCCTGCAGTTTGCCGTGGCCGAGGCCGTCACTCTGTCCCTGGCCGGCCCCTCGAGCCGCCCGCAGCTGGATTACACGGTGGCGGGCCGGGTGGCGTGCGTGTGGCAGTCCGGCGGGGTGTGGCTCGAGCTGTGGTGCCGAGACACCCAGACCACTGTCCGCCCGGAGCCCGCACCGGCCCGTCCGTCCCGGCTTCGCACCCTGCTCGGCCCGGGCGCTCGACTTCCGTTCACCCGACGCGCCACCACCCCGAAGGAGACCCCCGCAACATGACCACCAGCACCGACACCCGCGCCCACCCGGGCCGCCGGATCCTGTTCACCCGGTACAGCGACCTCGGCTCCAACACCCCCGCCAAGACCGGCATCATCACCGCCCTCGTCCCCGAGCAAGGCGCGTCCCTGAAGATCCGCCTCGACGGCCGGCGCAGCACCCTGCATGTCCCGCCCGACTACCAGGGCCTCACCTACCTCGACGACGTCACCGAGGTGCCCGAGCTCCCGATGGGACGGTTCACGCCCACCGCGGATGAGCTGGAGGGGGAGTGGGAGGGCGTCCCCCTGTGCTCGATCGGCGAGGACGGCGACGTCATCGCCCTCACCGACGACCACGCTCAAGCGGTGCACGCGATGGGCGTGTACCGGCGGGACATGGCCAGCTGCCTCTACAACCCCGACTTCGACGAGATCGACCCGGCCAAGGTTGTCGCCCATTGGGCGGTGTTCGAGTGGGAGCCCGAGGACGCCGAATGCCCGTGGACGGTCCGCTGGGGCGACGACGTCGAGGGCGAGGACCAGGCCGTCCGCATCCACTACCTGCCCGCCTGATGAGGAGGTACCACCGCGTGAGCGCGATCGAGTTGCAGGAACACAGCCCCACCCAATGGTTCTGGGAAGCCGACAGCGACAACTGCCCCCACGGACCCGAACCCGAAGACGACACCGCCGAAGCGTGGGACATCTGGCAGGAACGCCACACAGGCAGCCCGCAGGACGTCTTCATCTGCCTTGACGCACCCGCCGGTGAAGCCTGCGAGGAGTGTTCTGGCGATGCCAACGAGTTCGTGTCCTGGTCCGCCTGCGCGGCCCGCCCACGCGTCCGCAAGACCAGCGAAAGCCTCTCTCAGCACCGCGCCGTAACCGTCCCGGTAGGCAGGCTGGAGTGCCTGGGGCGGGAGTGCGACGACTTCTTCACCGACGACGGCGACGAGATCCCCGGCAAAACCGAGTGCTCGCACCTGCACGAGATGGAGATCTGCGAGGCCTGCTCCGAACCGCCGCCGGGAGACGCGGACGAGTTCCCGCCCGTCGTCGCCTGGACGGACTGCAAGCACAAGATCACCGTCAGCCCCAGCCCTTGAGGAGGTACCACCGCATGACCGCAACCCCCGAGACCATCAGCACCGAGACACAGCACCACTTCCTCACGGGGCTCGCCCAGCAGGGCGGGTACGCACACCGGTTCGCGAAGGCCGGCCAGACCGCCGAGGCCCTGGAACACCTGGGCGCCATCGAACGCCTGGCCGACGCCTACCGCGAAGCCGCGGGAGTGGTGGAGCGGCAGGCCATCCACCGGCACTTCGGCCTGTCGTACGCCAACTACCTGGTCGTCCCGCGCACCCTGCTGCAGTCCATGCCCGACGTGTGGCAGGCGAAGTTCGTAGCACTGCTCGACCAGCTGGATGAGGCGTTCGCGCACATCCCGCGGGCCGACGTGTACGACGTCACCGCGGGCAAGGAGGACCTACTGCGGGACATGACCGAGACCGAGCTGTACCAGGCGGGCGTCGAGGTCACCGGGGACGACGAATTGGGCCATGGCCCGGACACTGTGTATCGGCGGATCTCGGACGGCGCAGTGCTGGAGGGCGACTCGTACGGCTTCCGCCCGGGCGTGGACCCGGTGCCGCCCTACAACCGCGCCCGCATCGAGCCGCGCCTGGACGGTGGCGCGTGACCATCCTCGAGCTGATGCCCACCAGCACGGATCTGGACGTCGTCGTCGACCACCGAACGGATCTGGCCGGCGGGACCATGTCCGCCGCGTTCGACCAGTCCCGCACCTACCGATACCTCCTGACCCGTATCTGGGACCCAGCCGTGCCGCCGCTGGTGTTCGTCATGCTCAACCCGTCCACCGCGGACGCTTCCGACGACGACCCGACGATCCGGCGCTGCCTGGGCTTCTGTCGACGGGAGAGGGCGGGCGGCCTGGTCGTGGTGAACCTGTTCGGGCTGCGTTCCACCGACCCGCGCGCCCTGCTCCACCACCCCGATCCGGTCGGCCCGTACAACGACGCATTCGTACGGCAGGCCACCGACATGACCGACACTGTGGTCTGCGCGTGGGGTGCGGCCGGCGTCACCAGGGACCGCGGGCAGGAGGTCACCCGGGCGCTGACGGCCCGGAGGGTGCCGCTGCACTGTCTGGGGAAGACGTCGACGGGGCAGCCCAAGCATCCGCTGTACCTGCCGAAGGGCGCCGCCCTCGAGCCGTACGAGACCGCGGCGTGAGCGCCCCGGTTCAGGCGGGTCCGTCCCTTCAGGGTGGCGGGCCTGCCGCGTCTCTCACCGCACGTGAGTTGGAACTCCTGACACGAGTCGCAACAGGCGAGACGTACCCACAGATCGCCAAGGACTGGGTCGTCGCTGAGATCACCGTCCGTACCACCGGTGTCCGCGTCATGCGGAAGCTGGGCGCATCCACGATCGCCAACGCGGTGTTCTTGGCCTGCCGGGCCGGCATTCTCGACCCGAACCGGCGCCACGGCGATCATCCCGGGTTCGCTGCTCACAAGTACTACGGCGAGGAGCCGTGTGAGGCGTGCTGGGAGGGCGAGCGCGCGTACCGACGGGAGCTTCGTGCTGCCCGGAAACGTTCGGCGGGCGCCGCAGCGTAGCCCTCAAATCGCCGCATCTTAGACATTGTCACCGGCGGGTAAGACCGATCAACGCCCCGGGAGGGCTCCGTGCGTCGCATCCCACTCGTGATTGCCGAATGCGCCCTCGTGGCCGCGATAGCCGCGGGCACCGCCTGGGCGTGGATGTACTTCACCGGCAGCTGGACCCTCACGTTCGGCTCCATCCTCGCCTGCACTGCCATCACAGTCGCGGCCACGCATGTGGTGGAGGCCGCCGTCAGGCGGGTTCGCCGCGGCCGGCGCCGCAGAGCACACGCCCGACCCCACCCCAAGATTCGGAAGGCCCTCTGATGCACCTCACGCTCATCACCATCGGCAACTTCGTCATCTGGCCGACCGTGCTGGCTTCCTTCTTCGGTCGCATCAGCCCCCCTCAGGCCAGCGGCATCGTGGCACTCGGCAACGCTCCCATCATCGCTGCGTTCGCCCTAGACGGGTCGGAGAGTGTGGCGTCGGCCTTTGCCGGTCTGGCCGCCCTCAACGCATGGGGCTGGTGGCACGGGGGTGGCAGTGACGGCACGCGTCGCCGGCTGAGGTCGTGGAAGCGCCGTTTCCAGGGCGTCCGCCGCACTGCCCCCTCGCACGCGTAAGCCCCGACCAAGACCAGAAAGGACACCGCCTCCGCATGCCCCGTGATGAACTCAAGCAGACACAGGCCGAGTTGCTCTTGGCCCAGCGGCACGCCCACAACACTGACGCTGAGCGGGCTGAGATGGAGGCCCGCCTGCGCACCGAGCAGGCCGCCACCGCGCGGGCCCACGCGCGCGCCGCCCGCGCGTACGCCGAGGGGGTCAGCGCGCACGCTGCACTCGCCGAGGTGCGGCGCCTGTGCGACACCACGATCGCAGCGTCCTCCCGTGTCCAGGCCGTGGAGCAGGCACGCGACACCCTCGCCGCCATCGACTCCGTGATGGAAGGCCCGACCTTGCCGGGGGACGCCGCCTGGCACTCGGTGTGGCTGCACGGCAACTGGCGCTACCTGACCAAGCAGATGACCACGCCGGAGCGGGAGCACGCCGCGGACGCTGTCGCCCGGTACGGCGCCTACCTGACCAACGAGGACCCGGACCTCGGGCCTGCGGAGCCGGAGGACCTGCGCTGGTGGAGGGACGACCGGTGAGCGTTGACGTGCACCTGGGAGACCGCCAGGGCCTGGACCGGGCGCGCCGCTACCTGGCCCCGGTCGCCGAGTACGCCACGGACGGCGTGCATTGGTCGGTGTACCAGTGGCTGCCGATGTTCGAGGCGTGGGCGACGGGCATGTCGCTGTGCGGGGGCAGCATGCGGCAGGGCCCGCTGCCGGAGGGCACGACGGTGACGTGCGTGCGGTGTGAGGAGTGGCGGCCGAAGTACGAGCGGATGCTGGCTCCCGGCTACCGGCCGGAGGACGACGACCCCGAGGTGCTGAGGGCCCGGCTGGAGCGGATCCGCGCGGAGGTGGCGCTGCTGTGCGACTGCTGCGCCGACAGCCGGGAGCGCATGGGCCGGATCCGTGCCGAGCTGGGTCTGGGCACCGATGGCTACCTCCCGGAGGACGGTGAGGGGTCGTGAGCGCGGCGGGTGGGTCGGCGGCGCGTTGGGCTGCGCAGCAGCGTGCGGACGCCCTTGCCGCAGAGTGGCACCGAAGGCACCAGCGGCTCGAGGAGCTGACCAAGCGCGGCCCGGAAGCACAGGTGGCCATTGTGGAGCACGTTCGTGGCGAGCTGGTCGGCCTGCGTGGAGCCCTTGGCATCCTCCTGGGCGGCGAGGTGGAGGGTGGCACGGCGGACCTGTTGGGCTGGTCCTACTACCAGGAGTGGCTGGGCCGGCAGGGGGTGGAGGGGTGAGTGCTGGGGGTTCGGCCGCGCGGTGGGGCCGGGAGCAGCGTGCGCACGCCCGGCGGGGTGTGTGGCGTCGTGTGCTGGCCGCGTTGGGCGTCACGGTGCACACGCGCAGGGCGGACGCTCGGGCGGCGGCCTGTGACGCCGGCGCGGTCGGGGAGGCCCGGACGGCGGTGCTGTTAGCGCCGCTCGAGCTGTGCGGGTGGTGGGTGTTGCACGACCGGCGGATACCGGGTGCCCGCCGGGCGAACGCCGACCACGTCGTGATCTCCCCGGCCGCCCGGGTGTACCTGGTGGACTCGAAGCTGTGGTCGGCGAAGTGGCCGGTGCACCTCGAGGGCGACCGGCTGATGCATGGGAGGGTCGACCGGTCCCGGGTGGTGGCGTCGCTGTTGTACGAGACGGACCTGGCGGGCCGGGCGCTGGGGGTGGTGGTGCAGCCGTTGATGGCGGTGCACAACGCCACCGTTGCCGGCGGCGGGTTCTACGTGGAGGGGATACCGGTGCTCCCCGCGGCCGCGTTGGAGCAGGCGCTGGTGTTCAACGAAGGGCCGCGGGATCCGGGGGCGGCCGCGCTGGCGGTGCGCGCCGCGCAGATCCTTCCGCCCTACACGTAGCGGGGCGTACGGTGATCGCATCGCCTGGGAAGCAGAGGACGGCCCGCGGCTCTTCGGAGCTGCGGGCCGTCTTTCTTGCGTTCCGGTCCGGAGCGAAGGGCCAGGTCGCGGGGTGTCCGCCCACGCCCGTAGACTCGCAAGTATGTTCGATGATCTGCCGCCTGACCTGGACCGTCTTGAGGTTTTGCGGACCTGGCATGCGATGTGGGTGGCGCGCATCGACGAGAAGATCAAGCAGGTCCGATTGGCGCAGGAGCAGCAGGCGCGCGTGGCCGCGGAGGCGGAACGCAGGGCGCCGGACTGGCTGATCGAGTACGGGCTGAACCGCGACGCGATCCCGAACACGGTGCACACGGGGGACTGCCGCATGACGGGCAAGCGGGCGAAGGGCGTGGACTCGGACACGGCGCGCCGGGCCCTGGCGGGCGGGGTGGAGGCGTGCATGCACTGCCGGCCGGACACGGAACTCGGCTACCTCGAGGGCTGAGCCCTCCTGGTGGGAGGCTTCCGCCGTGTCGGGGTGGGGCGTACGGTGAGTCCTCCCTGGGGGCACCCATCGACGGCCCGCAGCTCTACGGAGCTGCGGGCCGCTGTTGTGCGTGTAGTGCGTGGCTACTCGAGCAGGTCGGCGACGTGGCGGGCGATCTGCTGCTCGTCGGTGATGAAAGCGCCCTTGCTCCCGGCGTTGTTGGTGGCGTCCTCGTCGTAGCGGGTGGGGCGCGCCAGCAGTCCGCCAGCGAGCCTCTTCCACTTCTGCTCAACGGTCTGCACCGGCACCCGGAACTCGGCCGCCTCCGGGTGCTCGCGCTCCAGGAGCAGCGATGCCACCGTCGGCAGCAGCTCCTTCACGGGGTAGTTGGGCTGCTCGGCCGGCTGGGCTTCCACGGCCTGCACCAGCTCGATCTGGACGGGGTCGCTGTCCAACTGGGTCATCAGGTCGACGCGGACGCAGGTGGCTCCCGCGCGGGAGAGGTACCAGGCCTGCTGCTCGTTGCCGATGGTCATCCAGCCCCGCAGGTGCATGGCGTCGGCGACGCGCGGCCACAGGGCGGAGCGGGCGCGGAGCCACACCACGACCGGGAGGCCGGGTACTGCGGCGGGCTGGTCGGGGTCGGCGCGCAGGATGCGGGTGATAACCGTGCGGTCCTTGCGGTCGATGGCCTTGGCGATCTGGGTGGCGGAGCGTTTGCCGACCGTGTGGGCGTCGCGGACGGTCTGCTCGTACACCTGGACGGCATGGTCTCTGCTGGCGCGGGCGGTGCGGATCTTCTCGTCCCAGTCCGGGCCGCTGGGCTGGGTGGGCTGCTCGGTGCTCATGGCGGGGTTCCTTTGCGGGCCGGGTCAGGCGGTGATGATCCAGCCGGACGGGGTGCGGGTGGCGGCGATGCGCCCGGTGGCGGCCCATCGGCGCACGGTGCGCGGGGAGACCTTGGCGTGTCCGGCGTAGGCGGTGGTGGACAGCCCCGCCGGGCCGTCGGTGACGGGAATGGTGATGGTGACGACGCCGGTGGTGTCCTGCTCCGCGGCCTGCACGGACGACGTCTCGGCGTTGGTGTCGGCGGTGTCGGCGATGGTGTGGCCGTGCTCGGCCAGCGTGCGGTCGATGTCCGCGAGCTGGGCCACAAGCTGCTCCCGCCTGGCCACGAGGGCGTCGATGTCGATGGTGGAGCCGACGATGGTCAGCCCGGGGAGGTCGTCGGAGACGGCGGCGCGCGGGATGTCACGGACCTCGATGACGGTGTCGTTCTCCGGTTCAAGCGCCGGGTACTTGGTGCTGCCGCCGCTGTAGGCGAAGCCCCCGCTGATGAGGACGACGTTGGAGCCGAGGCGGACTGCTTCGTCTCGGAAGCGCCGGGAGGCGACGACGCGCCCGGCGAGGAAGAGCTCGTTGTCGCCCTTGGTGTGCCCGAAGCGGCTGATGTTCCAGCGGACGGTGACGAGGTCGGCCTGGTCGGTGGGGCTGCCGTCGGTGCCGTAGATGTCGCGGAGGAGTTCGCGCAGGCGCTCCTCGTCGCGGGGGTCGAAGGTCCACTGGCGGTGGCCGCTGTCCCAGCGTCCGCCCATGGCCTTGGCGTCGGCGACGAAGTCGGCGTTGTAGGGGCTGGTGACGGCGAGGCGTCCGTTGGTGAGGGTGGTGATCTGGATGTCGCTCATGAGTGCTTCCCGTCGTCGGGGCGGGGACCTGTCCCCCCGCGTTGTGTATGAGAAGCATACGCGAATGTATGCGTGCCATACAAGGGGTTGCGTGAGGAAGACCCCCCAGCCGGAGGGCCCTCATCAACGATCACACCCCCGCGAGTGCGGGGAAAGAAGCAACGAACCAGGTCAGGAACGGCTCGTTCATCGGAACACCCCCGCAAGTGCGGGGAGCACAGCGGCCATCCGCTACTAAAGGGCGGGCCACGGGCCATCCCCGCAACTGCGGGGAACGCCGCCCGGTCTCCCCGGCGGCCCGACCACTATGGCATCCCGCACTGACAACGCGCAGGGAAACAGAGAAGCCCCGTCGCGACGGGGGACGCACGACGGGGCCTGACGGAAGTGTGGCATGCGGCCCCGGCATCGGGGCGTAGATACGCGCTAGGGACGTCTCCCGCCGACAGGAGACGCCCCTCGAGCGCGCTGGACGACAGCCTGTCAGACGGCACCGGCAACAGCCTCAGGGCCGCTCCCAGTCACCTTCATCGTTCGCCACCATGCTGGCGCCGCAAGGCCCGCACAGCCCCGTACGGCGGGTCGTTCCCATCTCGCTGATGTCGATGATGTCGTCGTGCGGGCACGCTTCCTGGTCGACGGGCGTGGCTAGGGCGACCGCGCGGGCCGCTCGGGTGCCGGGTTCGGGGGTGATGCCGAGCAGTTCGTGTTCCAGGACGGCGATGCGGTCGGGGTCGGGATGCTCCTGGGCATGCTGCTCAGAACTGCGACGCTGGCCGTTGCCGAACAGGCGGCCCCAGAGGTTCATGTATCCGCTCCGGGCACGCGCAGCCACTGCGGCGGCTCGACAAGGCACGGCACCGTGGCCTGGCTGGTGACCGGTCCGGAAGCGTCCGGGTCGCTGAGGATGTTCCCGGTGCGCTCACACCGGACGTACCCCGTGTACTGGATGACCTGCTGTCCGTCGTGTTCGGTGATGCGCAGGCCGGAGTCGTGGAGCGGAACGGTGAGGGGGTCGATGCCGTTGGCGGTGAGCCATTCACACAGGGCGAGGCGCTCTTCCTCCGTGGGGCGGGCGACGGACATCAGGCGCTGGCCTCCTCGGGAGCGGCCGCGGTGAGTCGGCTCTTGCTGCGGTGTAGGGGTGTGGTGGCGATGTCGCCGGCGGCTTCCTGCTCGGACAGCAGGTAGTAGGTCTTCCCGCCGTCGGTGGAGAACGCCTCCGAGTGGCGCTTCGACTGCCAGAGCGGTGTCTGCGTCAGCCCTTCGGCGTGACGGTCGATCCATTCGTTGGGGTCGTCGGTGAGGTCGGAAAGCGGCTGGTATCGCAGCAGCTTGTCCAGGTGCATGGCGGCGTGGAAGGCGCTGCTGCCGGAGTGGCCCATGTCAGCGAAGGCTTGGACGACGCGGCACAGGCCGCGGATGGTGTCGGGGTCTTCGCCGATGAGGCGGAGTTCGCGTCGGGCGTGGGCGACGAGGCCGGACTCTGCTTTGCGGGGTGCTGGGGGCATGCCGTCTACGGTCCCGCGGTTTGCGCGGAAGGTTCCCCCGGGTTGGGGAGGCCCGGCCGGTGCTGGGGGCACGCGGCCGGGCCGGTCTTCATGGTGCGGTCTATCCCCAGGTGCTGTCGCGGGGTGCGACTCGGTCGGTGCCGGAGTCCCCCGACCCGCTGTCGTCGCTGTCGTCGGTGGTCGGGGTGGTGGTGTCGGGTGCGCCCCAGGTGGAGTCGCCGGCCGGGGCGGCGATCGGCAGGTCGGCGAGGGCGTAGCCGGTGGCGGCGGTGGCGGTGAGGGCGATGGTGGCGGCGAGACGCTGGAGGCGTTTGTGCATGGTGGTTGGTCCCCTTTCCGGGTGGTCAGGTCGTGTTTCGGGGACAGCATTGTGGGGCGTCGGCCCGCTTCTCGTTCCCTGTTCCTGCTGCGAATCCCTCAACTGGCTGTGTTTTCCTGGCAGTTAGACACAACCGGTCATGGGGAGGATGGGGAGTACGAGCGTCGGGGGACGCCCCGGGACCAATTTGCCTTAGGCTGATTTCGCTCTCAACCGTTCTCGACTGCGTATTGCCGCATTGCGCGCGTACGCAGGGCGGGGGCCTGTTTTGACGGGGGATCGGACCTTTGGCCATAGATATCGGAATGGGTGACAGGGAGTTCCTGTCCGCTGCCGCGATCCGAACGTTTGGCCTGATCGCACGTGGTGAACGCGTCCCCGCCGAGTGTGCGGATTATGTTGCGGAACTCGTCGAGTGGGGTGTCGTCACCCTGGACACCGGCGATGAAAACAGACCGGTGGCGCTCAACCCGCACGAAGCCGCCCAGCGGCGTATGACGGACAGGCTGAAAGAGGCTGCCAAGCGGGTCGCGGAACTCAGTCAGCTCCCTGAGATCACGGGCCGTCTGGGCGAGCTGTACGAGCAGGGGCAGGCCCGTACGACGGGCGGATCCGAATACCTCGACGACCCTGCAGTTGTGAACGCCCGCCTCGACGACGTGATCGCCGGCGCACAGACGGAGCTGCTGACCGCGCAGCCGGGAGGGCCGAGGAACGAGGAACAGCTGAATCGTTCCCTCGAGCGGGACACCGCCGCGCTGGACCGTGGGGTGGTGAAGCTGACCTTGTACCGGGCGACGGTGCGGGACAACCCGGTGACGGCGGAGTACGCGCGGGCGATGTCGAACCGCCCGTCGGGCAAGTGTGCCGAGTTCGGCACCCTCGTGGGCCCGTTCGAGCGGGCGATCATTGTGGACCGGCGGGTGGCGTTCATCTCCAACCACCTGGTCGAAGGGGCGCCGCCGCACGCGGCGTGGCAGGTCACCGACCCGGCGATGGTCGCCTACATCGCGGCCGAGTTCGATGACCGGTGGCGGCGCGCGGACCCCTGGCACGGGGAGATGCGGGCACGGGGGCAGCACGGCGTGGACACCGTCTCCAGCGTGGACGGGATCCGTACGACGCGACGGCAGCGGGAGATCATGCGGGACATGGTCGCCGGCCGGGACCAGCGCGCCATCGCGGGCCGCCTCGGGGTATCCGTACGTACCGTCTCCGACGAGATCAACGCACTGCGGGATCTGTTCGACGCGTCGTCGCGGGAGCAGTTGGTGTACAAGTGGGCGTTCTCCGCGGACCGGATCGTCGATGACAGCACCGACGCGCTCGGCGGCGGCCCGGGGGCCGGCCCGGTCAACGCGGTCGCCTGACCCTCAGGAACGGTCCTTGCGGGTCGCGTTGGACGGCTGCACGCCCTTCAGCACCGCCAGCTCCCGCTCCACCTCGGTCAGCCTGGCCAGGTATGCGGCGGCCTGCTCCTTCCAGTCCGGAGGGTCGCCGATACGGACACGGCCGGTCATGAACCGGTCCCAACCCTCCAGCGCGTACTCCAGGTCCCGGACACGGGCGCGCAGGCCGCCCGGGTCGCGGTCCTGACGCAGTTCGGCGACCTCGGCCTCGAGGCGGCGCATGTCCGCCAACGTGCGGACCTTCTGACGCTCCCGGCCCTTCTCATACCCGCGGCAGAACGCCTCTCGGCGCTCCTCCCGCGGGCACTCCTCGATCCACGGCAGCAGCGCGGCCGCCGCGTCACGGTGCTCCTGCGCCCGCTCGGCGTCTTCCTCCTCGATCTCGTCCAGGCCGCGGAAGTCGTACTCGCGTGCGAGCTGGTCGGCCAGGCGCTCAAGGCGGCTGGGCTGCTCGGTCATGTCCGGTCTCCCTCGTCGAGGGTGGGCTGCTCGTAGCGCGGGGCCAGATCGATGGTCTCCTGGCCCTCGAGCGCGGGCGGGGGCGGCTGGTCTAAGCGGGCGCGTACGGCCGCGAGACGGGCGTACGCGGCGCCCTCCCGGTCGTTCAACCGTCCTCCATGGTGGGGGTGGCATCTTCACGCTCGCAGAGCAGCAGGAACAGGTCCCTGGCCCGGTCGGACCACAGATCGGCCAGGGCCTGAGCGTGCTCGTACTGGGCGCGTACGGCGTGGGTGCTGGCATTGTGGACGAACTCGGGACGAAGGCCGTTCACCCGTCCCCCAGGTCCTGGTCGGGGCAGTTGATGGTGCGGCACCCGTCGTGCACGTAGCAGCCGTGCACGCACCGCGGCCGGTTGTAGGACGGGGCCTGGTCCCGGCGCGGGGCACGGCGTACAGGGACGGTGGGGCGTTTGTGCCAGCCCGATGGCTCATCCTCGATGTCCGGGTCCCACTCGGCGACCGCGTCCCGGACTACGGACGGGTCGCGGGGATAGCACCAGCCGTGGTCGTAGCCGAGAGACTGCGGGTCGTTCTTGGGCACGGCGATGAGGCGAATGTTGAATCCGTGCCACAGCCAGAGGTAACGGTGGGTGTCGTCGGCGGCGAGTTCTTCGCCTTGCCAGTGCTCGTCGGGGATGGGGGCGGGGTGGTGCACGACGGTCACGCGCTTGTCCTCTCGCAGGAGGGGTGTCGGTGGGCAGCGGTTCCGATCGCGTGCGGGTAGTCGTAGGCGCCGGGCATGGGCTTCCACGTTTCCCCGTGCGCCCCGCACGTCTTGCATCGCCACCGCTCGCCCCCGTCGACCTGTTCGAGGTCGAAGCGATCGTAGAAAGCGTCCAGTTCGGCCTTGCGTTCCTGGTAGATGGTGGTTCGCCGCTTGTAGGTCTCGTAGACGTTGCCGCGGTAGCGGGGGTTGTCGATAGTTTCGTTCCAGCCGGGCCGGTAGTCGGGGTGGGTGCGCCACAGGCGAGCGAGGCCGCACATGGTGGTGCAGGGGACGCCGGCGGTGGCGGTGCAGGTGACGCAGGCGGCGTGGGAGCGGCCGCGGGCATCGATCCAAATGTTGTGCTGGTCGGCGATGAGGTAGAGCGTGTCGATGCGGTTCAGCTCGGCGTCCCGGGCTTGTCCGGTCGGTAGTTGCTCGGCGGTTGTCTGGGCTTCGGCGAGGCGGGCGTACACGAAGTCCTCGCAGCGGAATTCCCACCGCCAGTTCGGGTCGTCGGGGCCAGTCACCCTCAGTCCTCCCCGCAGGCGTGTTCGTCGGGGGTGAAGGGATGGCCGTTCTCGTCGTGGAGGACGAGTCCGTCGTCTTCGTCGTACCAGCCGTCACCGGTCGTGCCGCAGTTGCCGCACTCCCAGCGGCCGGCCAGGCTGATCCCGGTGAAGCCGCCGGTGGTCGGGTTGGAGGCCATGGTTCAGGCCTCCTTCGGCTGCTGCGCCCCACCAGCGGGGGTCTCGCGCCAGCGGACTTCGGTCCGGGCGATGAATGCGTCGCTTACCTGGCGGCTGACCACCAACTCACCGTTCGTGACGTCCACGGTCATGCCGTGGTGCTCAGCCAGCTTGATGAGGGCGGCGATCCTGTCGGCCCAGAAGTCGACATTGGTGAAGCGGGTGATCACGGCCGGGCCTCCTTCGGCTGCTGCGCCCCGACGGAGGGCTGCTCCTCGAAGCTGCACAGGTTGTGCCCGGCGGGCTTCTGGCACTGGAGGCCGTAGCCGTCGAACTCGCTGTTCGGGCACTGCTCCGGCGGCCGGCCGGGGTTCATCAGGCAGGTGCCGGGGTCGATGCCCTCGCAGTTCGAGCAGGCGTGCGCCTCGCTGTCTGCCTGTCCCGGCACGGCAGCCACAACAGCGGGAGTGGCTTCGGCGGCCAGGCGGCGGAGCTCCTGCACGGTGATGTGGCCGTCCCACTCCTCGGCCTTGTCGGCCAACTCCCGGAGCACGGTGGCCCGGTCGACGGGCGCGGGCAGTATGGCCAGCACCGCGTCGGCCCGGCTGTACGCGTTCGCCCGCACGGTCTCGGGTCGCCGCATGGAGGCGTACTGCGGGGCGTTGTTGCCCTCAGCCCAACGCATCAGCGCCTCGGCGATCTGCTCCCGCAGCACGGCCCGGTCGGTGGGGGCCTCCTCGGCCTCTGCACGCAGCCACGGCCACTCCCGGTACAGCACCGGCAGAACGGCATCAGCGAGGTCGCCGCGGCGCATGTCCATGCGGTAATCCGCGGCTTCGAGCGCGGCGGCTATCTCGGCGCGGAGTCCGGCACGGCGAGACGGCGTGGTCTGGTAGGTGGCGGGCGCCTGCCCAGCAGGAACAGCAGGAACAGCAGGAACAGCAGGAGCGGAGGGGGCGTTGCGGTGCACGATCGCGTCTGCCGCCGCGAGGGCAAGCGACACGTACTCGCCCACGGACAGGCGCACCTCCTCGCCGCGCTCCAGCAGGGCCAGAGCATTGGGCCCGAGATGAATCTTGATGGTGTGCAGTGCGGGTTCGATGAGTTCGGCCAACTGCGTCACGGTGTACGTGTCGAAGCCGATCGACGGGAAGCCGTCAGTGTCCGTGTAGACGCGCGGCAGGCTGACGGTGGGCTCCGGCTCCGGCGCGTGCTCGCACTCGCCCCAGACGAGCGTGTGGGCCCCGGCCTGGCGGCACTTGCGGTTGCAGCCGTCGAAGTCGACGGCGGTCTCGGTCTGGTCGGTCATGGGTGTCCTTCGGGTGGCCGGGGGCGGGGCGGTCAGGCGGCGGGATCGGATCCGAACAGGCTCGGGGTGTGATGCAGCTCGTCGAGCCAGCCAGTCAGGCGGGCCAGGTTCTTCTCAGGGCCGAACGCGAGATACGTGCCGTCCGCGGAGTCGCAGCCGAACCATTCGGCGGTCCGCAGCCGCTGGCGGGAGTTGACGCGGCCCATGTGGACCCACTTGCCGCGCTCCTTCGCCTCACGGGCGAGGGCCTCGGCAACCGGTCCGGTCTTCCACTCGGTGGATCCGGCGATGAACAGGACGTCGAAGGCGTCCCAGGGCACGCCCAACTCGTCGCAGCCGTCTTGTGCGGCGAAGGCGGCAGGGATGCCGAGTTCGCGGATGCGGGACAGCCACGGCAAGGACTCAGCCAGCGTGCCCTTGGCGTCGAACGGCACGTCTGGGGCGACAGCGCCGAGGCACAGTTCCGGCCCGTAGCGGTCGACGGTGCGGGCCAGCCAGACGAACCAGGCGTCGGCACCGGGCCAGCCTTTGCCGAACTTGCCGTTGTCGCAGAAGTACTCCGCGTCGTCCGGGATCACGTTGCCCTGTGCCGGAGTCGTCATGCAGCCGATGAGCCCGGCCCTCATCGCGGCCCGCACGTCAGGCCCCGAGGGAGTGCCGAGGTACAGCATGGCGCACCATCCGGGCGGCGACGATGACGGTGACGGGCAGCAGCGTCGCCCATACGGCCTTGCCGACGAGTTGGCCGCCGACGGTGTGGGCGGTGATGGGGAAGCCGGCGAGGGCGAGGAACGCGTAGGTGTCCACGGTGGCGCCGACGATCCCCGAGAGCAGGGCGGCGCGCGCCCAGCCGCGGTCCCGTAGCGGGGTGTAGACGGCCGTGTCGAGGAGTTCGGCGAGGAGGAAGGCCACGGTGGATGCGACGGCCAGGGCGGGCGATGTGACGGCCGTGAGGACGGCGCCGGTGGCTATGCCGGCGAGGACCCAGCGCCAGCCGCATACGTCTTGGACGACGTCGCGGAGGAGGAGTGCCAGGCCTGCAGCGTAGGTTCCGGCTGTGGTGATGAGGCCGAAGCCGACGGGGACGAGGCCGTAGTGGGTGGTGAGCCAGTTCGCGGCGACGATGGCGGTGATGTAGGTGGTGAGGGCGATGGCGCCTCGGGTGTTCATGCGGGTCCTTCCGGGTGTGGGTGGGCGGGGCTACACCGAGGCGGCGGGGCCGGTGTCGGTCTTGAAGCCGCCCCGGGCCGCAGCACGGCGGACGGCACGGGCCTGGTGCTCCCAATAGGCGCGGTCGTCGTCGGACATGCCCTCCCACGGCGCGCCCTGCGGGTCGAACCGCTGCGCCAGCCAGGCGGGGAACGTGTCCGCGACGCCAGTGTCCGGTGCGCCGTCAGCGGAGGGCATCGTCGCGAGGACCTCGTCGATGCCCTCGCGGAGGCTCATCGGTGCTTTTGGCGTCCACTGGGTCGCGAACAGCACGGCCATGGCGAGGCAGTCGCGTTCACCGACTGTCACCGCCAGCTTGGCGCGCAGTCTGCGAGCCTCGGCCACCAGCGCCTTGGCCACCTCCGGCGACATGGCAGCGATGTACGCGGCATCTGCCTGGACCTGCGCCCAGTCCTCCTCGGCCGTCCACTCCCGGTGGGCGGGGTCGTTGTCGAGGGGCTCCTCGTCGAAGCGGGCGATTGTGCGGCGCGCCTTGTAGCCGTTGCCGGTGTCTTCGAGGTCGGCGGCGATCTCGATCAGGGTGTCGCCGCCGAACGTGTACGTGCCCCACGGTCCGGGGGTGGCGGCGTCGGCGCGGGCTTCGATGGCGTCGAGGTCGGGGGTGGGCTGGTCGGGCATGCGGTCCTCCAAGGGGCGGGGTGGGGGCCGGTCAGGCGAAGGGCTGAGGGTCGAACGGGCGGCGGGGGCGCCACTGGTGGCTGCAGTCGTCGTTCGGGCAGCAGGCGCGGATGCGTCCGGTGGCGTCGGTGTTGTCGGCCGAGAGGACGGGCGGGGCCTGGTTCGGGTCGGCGGGGCGGATGGTGCCGTTCTCGTCGATGACGGCGTGGCCCCAGTCGAGGTGTCCGGTCACGTCCTCGGCGATGGTGGCGGGGTAGCGGCACTTGGGGCAGAGCAAGATGCGGGTGGGCTGGTCGCGCATGAGGGCGGCTCCCAGGGTGATTGGGGCGTAGTTGGCCAGCGTGCCGTGGATTGGCGTGGGGGTTCCCCCGGGTGGTGGCGGGGCTGGCTCCAGAGTGCTCATACTATCCGTATCGGCATGGCTATGCAATGCTGATACCGGGTGGTGAGAGTGTGGTAGCACCCGGCCCCTACCGCTCAACGCCCGCACGAGGCACGCTGGATGGGCCGACAACACCACCACGAAAGGGGACGACCATGCAGTGCACAAGGTGCGGAGGAACCGCCCAGGAGGGCCCCAACGGATCCTGGATCTGCCCTCAGTGCGGGCCGGTATCCGGCTGCGCGCCGGCGCCGGAGGTAGGGTCGTCTGCGTGACCAGGCGACGCGCACAGCCCCTGTCGACCCCGGAGGCAGCGACCGCGGCCGCGGCGTTCCTCGAGGGGCAGGAGATCACGACGACGAACTGCCGGCGCTGCGGCACGGAGATCAGCGGGATTCACGGGCGCTACAGCTGCGGCTCCTGCGGCTGGGTGAACCACTGGTCGGAGGGGCACACGGTGCTGCCGACCGCGGACCAGGATCCCGACGCACCCACCAGCTGACCGGCTGGAGACGCGAGGAAGCCCCCAGGCGTGTGCCTGGGGGCTTCTCCAGCTCTTCCCCTCACCGGGTCTCTGTCGGGTCGTGGGGGCGCTTGCGTGGAGTCCCACACTCGGGACACAGCGAGCATGACAGCAGATCAGGAACCCGTTCCCTCGCCGCCGTTGCGACCCTGCCCGGCCCGCTGCACCCACGATGTGATCACGGCGAACGTCGACCAGTCGGCGGTGTCGGCCAGCCACTCGGCGATCCGCTCGTCGTATGCGCCCAGCTCGACCCCGGCCGTGTTGAACACGTCCCGCAGGATGGAGGCCTTCTCGGCAGCGGTTGGGTAGTGGTCGTTGCTGGGGTAGGTGAGCGGCTCACGCTGGATGGGGCCGGTGGGGATGCCGGTGTCGTCCAGGTCCAAAGCGGTCTCCCTCGGAGGGTCGTTGTCGGCGTGGCCGCCAGTCTGCCAGCGCCCGCCAGTGCCGCGGGCGGGTTCGGCCGGTGTCCCCTTCCGGCCGGGGTGAACATGAACGCAGGGTCCTGGGGCACGGCTGCACGTCTCCCGTTGCACGTCACGGTCCGGCTACGACGCCTCCAGAGGGATCTCCACGCGGCGCAGAATGCCCCGACGACTCGAACCACCCGGGGGACCCATGCGCCGCACCACCGCCACCGCTGCCGCCGTACTCACCGTCCTGCTCGCCGCGGGCTGCTCCGACACGGAAGCGGACGGCAAGCCGGCCCCGTCCAAATCCTCGGCGTCGGACGGGGCCGGCAGGCTGTCGACGACGTGGGGGCCGAAGCTGGCCGCCGTCACCGACGGCAAAGACGCCGTCTGCAACGAGGTCGGCGACCAGGCGTGCGCAGAGCACCTGACGGACATCGCCCTCGCCGTCGGCGACCTGGAACGGGACGTCAACGAGGCCGGCGGCAACACCGTCTACCCGCGGACGGTGGCCGAGCTGGAACGGGTAAACGACGCGGTCGACGCGTACACCGAGCACGAGTGCCTGGGCGACGAGAACGCGGGCATTGCGGGGTCTCCGTGCCCGGACGACGCGCAGACAATCCTGACCGGGGGGAAGACACTGCCGCTGGCGTTGCAGGCCGACGAAGGCGCCTGAGCGACACCCCGACGAGAACTGAGGTAGCGCCCCCGACTCAAGGCCGAGGGCGCCGCCCGTTCATCGATTCTGCGGGTTGGATCCCCGGATCACGTCAGCCAACTCCAGCAGCGCCATCGCAACTGCGCCTAGCCCCAGCCCGACGACGAGGGCCAGGTCCTGGTCGTCAGCCTTTCGTCGTGCTGCATCAGCCAGCTCCCATGCCCTACTGCCAGCCGCACCCCAACCCGACATGCTGCCCCCTTCGGTGGATGTCCCCGCAGAGGGCACGGTCCCGCAAACCTCGCAGACCGGGCAACGGTGTCGAACCGGCCAATCAGGTGTGCGCCATGTCCACGAAGCGCGAATAGTGGAGCTGCGCGGCAACGGTCACGCAGGCCGTCGGCCCGAACCTGTTCTTCTCAATGACGAGGTCAACCTCGCCGGCCCGGGCGGATTCCTTGTCGTCCGCGTCCGGCCGCTCGACCTTGATGACAACGGATGCGTCGTTCTTGATTGCTCTCGACTCGCGCATGAGGCCGTCGTCGTTGAGCTGCGACAGGGCGATTACGTGGCAGCCGAGTTGCACGGACAAGTTCTTCAATCCGCGGGACACGCCCGCTACGGCTTGCTCCCGCGTAATGCTGCGCGACTGTTCGACCTCTACAAGCTGGAGATAGTCGACGACCAGCAGGTCCAGGCCATCGGCGCGCGCGCAGGCCCGTGCTGCTGAGGCGATGTCACCGAGCGATGCACCGTCGGGGCGGTAGACCCGCAACGGGAGTGTCTGGAACAGCTCCGGACCCAGACGTCTGACGGTCTCCCAACCCTCCACGGTGAGGCCGCCCTGGTGGGTCAGGTGATGCAAGGCGATCTTCCCCTCGGCGGCGGCGATCTTCTGCATCAGCTCGGTGCTGCTCATCTCCAATGAGGAGAACATCGCCTTGGCGCCCGTCTTCGCGGCGGACACGGCCGCGTTCAGCGCGAACGTCGACTTGCCCACGCCGGACTGCGCGGCCACAACCGTCACGTTGCCCGGCTGCATCCCCGACGTGATGGTGTCGAGGTCTTCGAATCCGTACGTCAGGCCGGTTTTCCTGCCGTCCTGGATGTCCTCTAGGTCCGCAACGAAGTCCAGGTACAGGTCGCCGACTGCGGGGGGCGCTTCGTGTAGGCCCGGGATGCCGGCGATGATCTCGGTGAGCTGCTGCTCGACCAGGTCCCGGATCTCGTCCTCGTCCCCCCGCTCGCTGTACGCGTAGTCCAGGATGCGCTGAGCCGACTCGATGACCGCCCGTCGGTAGGCCTTGGCGCGCACGATCTCGGCGTACTGCGGGCCGTTGGCGGCGGTGGACACAGCCTGTACGCAGGTGTGCAGATACGAGGTTCCGCCCACGCGGGCAAGTTCCCCGCGCTCGGTCAGCTTCGCGGCGACCGTGACCGGGTCCACGGGCTCACCGGCCGCGTGCAGTTCACGGATCGCGCGGTGAATCGTTCCGTGCGCGGGCTGGTAGTACTCCTCGGCGCGGATGCCCGTGTCGAGGATCTCGGCGAAGTACCGGTACGTCGTACTCGTCGGGCTGCCGGCGAGAAGCAGCGATCCAAGGACCGACTGCTCGGCGGCCCTGTCCTGCGGCGGAAGGCGGGCGAAGGTGACGGCCTCGTTGTCCCACTGCTCGGCGTCGCCGCCGGGGGTGCCGTGGTGCTGCGCGGGAATGCTGGTGGACACTGGAGGTCTCCTGCTCGGTCAAGCGTTCAGGGGATGCGCGGGCCGCTCCCATGCCGGGGAGCGGCCCGCGGTACTTCGTCAGGGCGCTGGCACGGCCAGGGCGCACTCAAGGCAGCCACGCCGGTAGCGGGCCGGGTGATCCGGGCACAGCTCCCGGCCATCCGCGCCCTGTGTCGAGCCTGCACGGGACCGCACCCGGTCATACAGCCGCAGGTCCTCGATCCATCCAGGAAGGCACTTCACCCAGGACTTCGCACCACCGGTGTTGCGGAAAATCTCCGCCTCCAACAGCAGCCGCTGGTCGTCGTCCAAATCCTCGACGGCCGGCCACCCCTGCTTACGCATCACCCGCAACAGGCGGGGGGCCTGCTTACGGGCCGTCGCCCCGCCCGCCTGCCACCGCTGCATCTGCTGCAAGAAGTCCTCAGCCCGCCGGATCTCCTCTGGGGAGAACTCCGCCCCCTCCTCCCTCGGTGACGGAACCCCGCTCGAGGTGTGCGTGAGGGGGGAGGGGGAGGAGGTATCCACCTCCTCCGGGGGGTGTGGGGGGTGGCCGACGGAATCGGGGATATCCCTGTTCCGGCCCTGACCTGCGGCAACGGCCGAATCTGGCGTCCGGTTTTCCCCGACTTCGGGGAAAACCCGATCTCGCCTCTGGCCTGCCGAAACAGGGGATTCCCCGACTTCGGTGCAGGCTGGCGAGCCCGGAATCGGGTTTTCCCCGATTCCGCCTGCAGCCTGCGACAACGCGCCGGTGCCCGAGCGGACGTACTCCGGATTGTTGGCCGGGTTACGGTACGCCCAGTAGCGCCACTGTGGGCGTTTCGTCTTCGGGTCGTACACCGACTGGCGATGCAGGTGGCCGACCGCCATCAGGCGTTTGGAGATGACTTCGAACCGGTCGACGCTCATCTTCCAACCCTGGCTCCTCATCCCCGCCGCCAAGTCCTTGGCCGAGGACAGGTCCCCGGCCGGCAGCAGGAGAAGGTAGATCAGGACGCCTAGGTCTTCGGGCTGGAGGCCGTTCGTCTTTGCGACGGCTCGCCCGACGATCACTTCTTCAGGCGCCTCGGAGCCGCGGCCGAAGGTGGCTCCTTCGAAGACCCCGCTCACCGAGCACAGCTCCGCGTGGGAGTGATCGCATAGGGGGACCTACTTGGCAGCTTGCGAACTGCCGCTACGCTTGGCATGAAGCCTCCGCTCTTACCGGGGTGGAACTTGCAAGGCCCAGCGGGCTGCGATCCGCTGGCACTGCCCGAACGGCTGGCCGGAAGTTGCTGCGACTTCCTGCTGGCCGTTCTGCGTTTCCGGGGCTGAGGCTGCGATCTCAGACGCCGGTAACGCGGTCATTCTTCCGTTTTCCTGCGAGCCCGTTGCCCCTCGTTGGGTCCTCGCCCCCCGCGCGTCGGACCGTTCTTGAAGTACGTCAGAAAGGCACCCGTCTCCATGGTTCGGGCGTTTCCGACCATGACGTAGGGGTGCCTGTCGGGCTGATCGCCGAATGGCCAGTCCTTGGCGGTGCGGGCGATGTACCTGAGCCCGTCAGGAGTGATGCTCTCGACCAGGCCCTCGTTGATGAGGAGCTGGGCGCCCGTTGTGAACGTGACGAACGGGGGCGTGCTGGGCATCACCGGGTATTCCCGGCACGGCTGAACTTCGGAGTTCTCGGAGTTGTCGCTAGGGTGGGCAACGTACGGATCCTTCCTTCACGGGTGGCATCTGTGCAGCCGGGGCGTATTCGCAGTACGCCGGCGTGGAAACGGTCGGCCGGGGAAACCCAGCTCGGCCGTTTCTGCTGTTCAGGGCGGGCTACGCACCCACACGCTCCTTTCCTTATGCCGCCAAGGCGGTGATCGCCTCGACAGTCTCCTCAGCTGTGCGGTTCCCGGCATAGCGGGGCGCCGCGAGCATTCCCGCAAGCCGCTCGGCCCGCTTCACGATCCACGAAATCTGCTCTTCCAAGGGCAACGACAGCACCGGCTGGATGGCTTCAGCTGCCCCTTCCACGTCGTCGAGCTGGACCCGCGCCGTGGCCAGGTAGATGTACGCCAGCCGCTCATCGTCCAGCGACCGCTCCTCCTCCGGCCCGGCCTGCCACAACTCGATCGCCGTGACCGCCTCCCGCGCTGCGCGCTCCGCGTCGTGCCCGCCCTCGAGCCAGATCAGCGAGGATCCGGCGTAGTAGGACTGCTTCGCCCTCGAGAACCCGAACAGCCCGCCAAGCGAGTCCGGGCGCCGGATCCGCTCCCGCGCCTGCTCGGCACCATCCAAAGCGGCATTCGCCGCCCTCGAATCGCCCAGGTTCGCCAGGCACTGGGCCTCACCGCACCGCAGCCGGGCCTCCCCGGTACCGTGCCCGTGGCCCACCCACTGATAGCCGTCCCGCACGTACTCCAGCGCACGCCCGTAGTCACCCTGGAACCTGGCGATCAGCGACTTCGTGCCAGCCACCCACGCGGCCAACTCGGCATCCCCCGCAAACTCCGCGCACCGTCCCGCCGCCGTAGCGTGCTCCAGCGCCTCGTCCGAGTCGCCCATGTCGAGCAGCGCGTACGACAACACCCCGGACAACCGCCCGGCAGCGACGTACAGATCGGAACGGTCCTGCGGCCGGTGATGCCCCGAACGCAGCCGCTCGAACGCCTCCCCGCGCAGCAGGTGCGCGCGGTCCATCATCGGCGCCGGGGGAGAGGCCAGATAGTCCACCGCGGTAGCCGACACGCCCTCCTGGAGCTCGGAGATGTCCAGGTCCGCAAGCGCTGTCAGATCCCGGGACATCGCGAGCGCCGCAGCACGCGTACGGTGCGCGGCCGCAGCCTCCCGGCGGGCCGCATCCTCCCGGTGCCACTGCTCCACCAGCGCACCGTTCGCGCCGGTCGCCTCGTCCGCCGCCTCCGCCACGCACAGCGGCGTCGGCCGTCTGCCCGACTCGAAGTTGTGCAGCGACGTGCGGTCGTAGCGGACACGCTGCGCCAAGTCCGCAAGGGACATGTGGGCAGCCATCCGCCATTCACGGAGCAGTTCCGGGAAGGTCGTCATGCCGCGAGTCTTCCTCCTCTCAAGCCATGTCGGCAGTGCTCGCCGCCCTGTTCGCGGGCTTTGTCTGTTGGCAAATCACGGTCGGATCGATTGCCAACAGCAGCGTCAATCCCGTGGGCGTGCACTGGTGCTGGCATGGAGTCAGCACTGATCGACATCTCATGGAGCAGCCGTGACGCAGCATCAGTCATCCGAGGTGGTGGAGTCCTTGCTGCCCTTGGCCGGGCCGCGCCCTCGAACGGTTCGGTGCTCGAAGAACTTTTCGATGGGATCCCAGGGCATCGCCCACGCGTTGCCGACCTTCATCCACTTCTCGGGGGGGACCGGCCAGGCTGGGTCTGTCTCCGCGATGTGCCGGACTCCTTGCCGCGTGATCGGTCTTGAGACCAGCTTCCGCTCAGTCACGCGCTTGGCGATCTCCGTGAACGTCACCATCTCGGGGATTTCCCTCCTCTCTTCTCCAGACCCCATGAACTCACCTCTCCCTAGTACTTGTCAATGCGCAAGTACTGTCGTAGTGTCGGTACAGCAAGAAGCCCCGGTCGGGTTGTGGCCGACCGGGGCTCCCGGTCCCAATCGGTGCTCCAACACCGAAACGGACAGCCGAACCCCTGCTTCACCAGGAGGTCGACCTATGCGTGATGTTACTTGCGCATCGACAAGCCGAACAGCCTCACCCTCCGCCAACGCCTCGCGCGTCCTCGGCTCATTCCCCGCCTCGCACCCCCGCGGTAGCTGGCCGGCCGACGAGTTCGCGGCCGCGCGCCGCGCCGAAGGCCTCAACGTCGCCGTCGTCATGGACCTCGCCACCGACAACTTCCTCGTGAAGGCGGTGGCGTGATGGCCGACTTCGAGAACGAGCAGCAGCCCACTCCGCAGGACCTCGCCGCGCTGGAGCTCTACCACCAGCTCTGCAACCTCAGCCCCGACGACGGCGACCGCGTCCTGATGGTCACCCTGCGGATGCCGAACGGCCGATACATCGGCGACGTCTGGCTCTCCCAGCAGGACGTGGAAACCGCCGTGGACAAGCTGATCGCGGTCAACATTGAGCGCGCCGACATCGAGGCGGGCCTGGCCCCGGCAGCCCCGCTGCCCGAGGTCGACCCGGACGAGGTCGCCGCGATGATCGCATCCCTTCAGGACCTGGCGGACGGCGATCTGTGATGGACCTCCACACCGCCGCCAACGGCGTGCCCCCGCTGGACGGCACCGAACTCGGTGACCTCCTGGACGACCTGGCCGGAGTCCACGCCGGAATCGACCTGATCCGCGACGGACTGCGCCTGATCGCCCTCGAACGGCACACCCCCGACTGCACCCAGACCCTCACGGTCACCCTGGCCGGCTCCCCGGACGGCACCGACGTCCTCACCGCGATCGGCCTGGCCGTCGCCCGCCTCACCGCCCCCGACACCAACCCGTGCCTGCGCACCCTGCCCTTCGACCAGCAGAAAGACACCCAGCGCCACGGCGAGCAACTCGTGTACCAGCTCGCCGACCCCGACCTCCACCAGCACGCATCCAACGCATCCGGCGCCATCCACACCGACTGAAGGACAACCCATGGCCCTCCCCGCATGGCTGCCCAGCCAGCAAGCCGCTCGTGCCGCCAACGTCCTCGCCGCCGCCGCCGACCAGTTCAACCTGTGCCGGACCATCGCCGCGACCCTCCACGCCCAGGGCCGCGAACACCACAACGACCCCACGTGGCAGGCCGCGGCCGCCGAGAGTTCCCGCCTCAACAACCGGGCGGAGTCTGTGGGATTCGACGAGCATGCCGTCGCCGCCGAAGCCGACCGCCGCCGGTCCGCCCCCACCCCCGCCCCGGCCCGTGAGAAGACCTCCCGCGTCCGCATCAACCTCGGCGGACGGAAGAAGTAGCCACCCCACCGGGGCCCGGCACCGCAGCCGACACGGACCGGGCCCCCACCTGCACCAGCACGTCAGCAACGCGTCCGGCGCCATCCACACCGACTAGGAGACCAACTCGATGACCACGAACCTGACCGAGACGACCCCGGCCACCAGCCACCCGGCCCCGATCAAGCACCACTGGATCATCACCGTCCAGACCGACGATGGCCGCCAGGCCACCCGCGACGGACGCATCGACGTCGTCCCCGGCGTCCACACCCACGAATCGTCCTTCCAGGCCGTCCGCAAGCTCGTGGAGGACTGGCTGGGCACCGACGAGATCACCGTCGTGTTCTTCTCCCTCGTCCCGAATCAGCTCTGACTCACCCCTGAGGGCCCGGCATCGCAGCCGACACGGGCCGGGCCCCACCCCCTCACCCCGAAAGGAACCCCATCGTGCCGACCCTGATCACCTCCTTATGGCGACACCTCTGCCGCAACTCCGGCCAGTGCTCCATCTGCCAGGGCTGGTTCCCCGACTGGAACGGCGGTGTCTGCGCCGCCTGCATCGCCACCGGCCGCACCTGACCCCCGCACCCCACCTCTGGCCCTCCCGAAGGCCGTACGCCGAAATCCCCCACGGCGTACGACCCTCAGCAAGGCCAGCACCCCGCGCCCCGACCTCTCACCACAGGAAGGACCATCGTGAACAAGGCCACCCTCACCGAGGCCGGCATCCTCACCGTGTCGGCCGCCATCGCCGCCAGCCTCGGCGTCCAGCTCGCCGACCACAGCGTCAGCATCGCGGCCATCACCGCCACCGTCGTCTTCACCCTGACCACCGGCATGTACTTCGCCTTCCAGGTCGGCCAAGGCCTGCGCACCAGCTACTTCGCCTGCCCGGCCAAGGGCTGCACCGCCTCCATCCGCGCCCGCGGCACCGACCCGAAGGAACTCGCCCGCCTCCAGGCCCTGGCCACCGACCACACCAAGCACCCGGCCAGCACCCGATGACCGGCCCCGAGTTCGCCGCCGCCCACGGCAACGACGCCAGCACATGGAGCCCCGCGGACATCGAATGCGAGATGAACCTCGCGGAGATGGACCGCCTCCCCGCCCTCCGCTTCCTCGCCGCCCGCCGCGCCACCACCCCGACCGCCACCAGCCCGGCCGACCTCACCCCCGCCGCCTGACCACCCGAGAGGAATCACGCCCATGCTCGCCGAAGTGCAACACGCGGTCGAACGGGTGCCCGTGCTCGCATGGGCCACCCTCCTCCCCCTGATCACCCTCGCCTTCGGATACCGGATCGCCCGGAAAACCGACCCCCGCGCCACCTCCCGCAAGCCCCGCGACAAGGCCAAGCGCCGCACCCTCACCGGCCTCCTCGGCATGGGCCTCGTCGTCACCGCCGGCCTCGCCCTCTCCACCAACACCAGCGCCCGCTTCGCCCTCACGCGACTCCACATGGACTCGCCCTGGCACATGACCATCGGCCTCGCCCTGGAAGCAATCGTCCTCGGCCTGTCCGTCTACTCCTGGGCCTTCCACGACAAGAGCGTCGCCCGCGTCGTGTACGCCCTCGTCCTCGCCCAGGCCATCGGCGCCGTCGAAGTCACCAGGTTCGAAGGCGAGGACCTGGGCACCGCCCTCGTCCGCATCGTCGGCCCGGTCATGCTTGCCTACGGCCTCCACAAGCTCCTTGGCCTCGAGTCCAAGCTCGGCAAGATCGAGATCAAGTCCGACGGCATCCTCGCCCGGCTGTGGACCGATCAGAAGAACCGGCTCGAGAGCCGACTCGGCATCGGCTCCCGCGGCGCCGACGCGGCCGCGATTTCCCGCGCCAACGCCGCCGACAAATTCGTGCACCTGAATTCCGTCGGAAAGCCGCGCCGCATGTCCGACCGCGCCTACCGCAACGCCCTCGTGAAATCCGGCCGGGCCGCCCTGCACGGCCTGGAAGGGATTGAGCGGCAGATGGCGGAGGCCCACCTCGTCGACCGCATCGCCTACGAGAAGGGCATGCAGCTCGGCGGCGACCACTTCGAAACCGCCCTGATGCGAGGGGTGCGGTCGAACACCGGCACAGCAGGAACGGACGCAGCTCTTCCGTATGGGATGGGCTTTCTGGCCAGCGCGGCTACCCAAGCCGCACCCTCCGGCCACACCGCAGACACAGCCGAGCCGCACAGCGACAAGCCGCAGCCGCGTTCGAACCCCGCCACAACCGACGCCGAGCGCAAGGCCCGCGCCTTCCGCGTCTACGCAGACCTCGGACAGCCCTCCCAGCGCGCCTTCATCAAGGAATGGCGCGACCGCAAGTACGGCGAAACCGACCAGACCCTCCGCGAGCTCTACAACGAAATGCACGAGGCCTTCGAGAAGGCGCGGAAGGGAAACACCGAATGATGCGCGGCCCCAAAGGCTCGGAAAGGTGCCTGACCAGCCAGCCCTTTTCTCCCACCGAGACCGTTCTCAAGACTTCTGAAAGGACGTACAGGAGGTGAGTGCACAGCCGATTACTCCCTTCCAGATCAGCCCATCGGCAACCTCTCCGGACGCTACTGTGAGTGACAGCGATGGCGGCGGGGCGGGGCGGGGAAGCGCCGCGAGGCTGCTGAACGACCACGAGGGGGCCTTGTGCGCGGT